CAATTTTAGAAACATTTGTTTTCCAATCTCCACGTCTATTAGCTAAGTCTAACGTAGCTTTTTTGATCAATCTATTATATTGCATTGGAGTATTACCAAAAGCCAATATAATGCGTCCTAATGCAGTTGTTTGTTGTTTTGAAACGTACATTGGATCGGCGGATTGCATTGATTGATCCGTTATGATTGAAAAATCATTGAATGCTTTTTCTTCAGCTTCTTGTACAGTATCACCTGCTTTCAAATATGTGTTAACTCTATTTCTATAGAATGTAGCACCGCTAACTGCGATAGAAAAACTATCCGCTGCTTGTGTAGGTGTAAAACCTATTTTTTGTAAATAAGATATAACACCGTTAAATTTGTTTTTAGCACTGTTTGCAGCATTAGCAATCTCAGCTTGAGTAACATCGGCTTTTAAACCAGATCTTCTTTCTTTTAATTTGTCGGAATTAATAATCATCGCGAAGTCAGACCAATATTGTTTCTGATTAAGAAAAGCTTTACCTGCCATATATGGATTATTATCATTCCAGTTTATGAAGTTAATTGCTGATATAGTCTGTAACAATGCTGATCTAGTATTAAAGAACATAATTGCAGCAGTAGAACCATTAATCCAGTTCATCCAAGTATTTGTTACTCTATCAGTACCTTCTGGTCTATTCTTACCATTCTTCATTCTATATAAAGAATCTTCTAATGCTTCTCTTGTATTTGTACCATATATAGATTGTATCTTGTTTAGGTTTTCTTTTGTAAATATTGCATCAGCGTTTTCTATAAACTCCTCTAGATATTTCTTTCTACCAGCGCCTTCAGTAATATTGTGAAGATCAGATATAATAGTTTCACTATCCCAAGTTGTTGAAGGATCAATCCAGCCGCCATCTTGTCTACCCGTTATTGACAATGCGTTTGCAAAAGCCAGTAAATCAGGATTTTGTTTTACAAAGTACAATAATTTATTCTTATCAGTTCTTGATAAACCAGGAACTTCCTTACCAGTTGACGACCAAAGATAAACCCTAACAGCTTGATCATAAGTAAAACCTTTATCTGGTGTTAACTTTTCAAGTTTCTTTTTAATATCAGGGAAATTATTAAGCAACATCTTATATTCTTTTCTAATAGACTGACGTACAGAATCTAAAGTATTAATACCTTTTACATACGGAACAGTTAAGTTTTTATCAAAGAATTCTTGATCTTGTTCTCCTTGTTTACCTTTACCAGCAAACATATAAGTTGTTAAACCTCTAAAGTCATCAGCTGAAGGTGGTACAAAGAATGATAATGTGTTTTTCTTAATACCTGTTCTTTTAGCCACTACATCAGATACTTTTGTAAATGCTGCAACACCCGTATTTCTTTCTAGTATATCATTGAATTCAAAATCCAAGGATTTGCTATACATTGTGCTTTTTGGTTTGTTTTTATCAATAAATTCGTTTAATTGCTTTTCAGCATTTTTAACAGTCTCAATATTCAAACCTTGATTCAATGCTTCCATTAAGAAGCCAGATCCTTCGCGATCTTCTATTACGTCCACAGCATAATCTACAGCTCTGTTCATTCCAAGAATAACATCATTAGGTAAAACACCCCAATAATTTTCAATTTCTTTTGCTAATTGATCAAGTAATTCATAAGAAGTTTCAGTGTCTAATCTTCTTAAATTGTTTTTATTAATATAATCAGTAGCGGTTGATATTGATTTACTAAAATTAACTACTTTAACAGAGTTTTCAATTAATTTATTCTCTTTTAATAAAGTTTTATTCTTAATTACAGCATCCGCTTTTGGCAGTATTTCCGTTAAATTGCTTTTTTCTATATTTAATTTATTAATATTGTTAGCAATATTTCTATTAATATAAAAGTAAACTCTAGGCCTTATAAATTTATTTTGTTCAACCTTTAACTCTATTTGTGCAGATATTATATTCTTACTAACATCTTCATTGCCAAAGTATGTATTAAAAAAATCTTCGCCAAAATAATCTGTTACTGTTGTTTTTATAATTAACAGATCGTTTTTAAATGTTTTAGAATTATTAATATCTAATATTGCATCAATACCTAAATCAATCTTACCTACTAGTTTATTATTTAATAAAAGATTATTTACATTATTTAATTCACCATCTTTAATAACAAGAGCACCTGCATCAGTCTTATTACTTTCTGTATACTTGTTTAATTGTTTTCCTAATGTAGAATCATTAAATTTAGAATATAGATCATTTATAGATTTTGCCCATTCTTTATTATTATGCTTAGTATTTAAAGCATTTAAAGTACCAGAAGTCAATCTTGCATAAGCATTTAGTTTAGCTTCCACAAATGCTAATGAACCGTTATATTTATTTAACTTGTCTTTATCTTTTATTCTAAAAGCCGCTCCAATAACTATATCAGGAACATTGTTATTATTTCCACCATAAGATTTAGCTCTTGGCCCTGTTTTAGATGTAGAGTTTATTAAATTTACTAAATACTTTTCATGGTAATTATAAGCTATCTTAGATAAACTTTCTGTATATTTTTTAATAATATCAATTATGTCATCTTTAGTAACCTTATTGCTTATAAGATATTTATAAAGTTTTCTAAATTCATTAGTATTTTCGTCTTTAGATCTTTCTTTTAAATCTTCCTCTATTTGTATTACATCTCCGCCATTTTTAATTAGATATTGCATTGCTTTATCTAAGTTTATATTCTTTTGCGAAGATAAAGAAAATTTAACATTACCCCTTTCAGCTAATCTATCAAACTCTTGTACAATTACTTTACCAATTTCTGCACCCAGTATTTCTTGATTTTTCTGTAATGCTTGAGATAATATACCTTCATTTGCTAAATCATCTGATATTATATCAAAAGTAATTTCCTCGCTTATTGCTTTTGCTAATGATTCTTTTCTACCTCTTAATGGTAATCCTGTAACTGGATCTATAATAGACTCTAAAAATACTTCATCAGAAATATTATTAGCTACATTAGGTAATCTTCTGACTAATTCAGCACCAGATGTTCTACCAGCTAAATCAGTGCTAACAGATTCTCTATCAACTTTTCTTCCAATCCAATCTGGATAACTTGTCCATTGATTATTAATTCTTTTTTGAACAGCAAAAGGCATACCACCTGAAACTGTTTTACCATTATCTTTACCCATTAACCATGTAGTAGTCATGTTTTCAAGAATAGGTTTTTTATTTGTTAATAAGAACTTTCTAAGTTGGCCATCTTCTTTACCGCCCATAGCTCTTTTAACGTCAATATCAGCTTGTTTACCAATCTCGTTACGTATTTCAGCAATAATAGGAGGTACTGTTTTATTTAATGAAACCTTCTCATCTATTTTAGATTTTAAAGTTCTTATTATTGGTAATATCTTTGCTTGTATATCTTCAATAACAGCTGGTGAAAATACACCAGACTCTAAAATATTCTGGTATCTTTTCCTTTCTGGTAATGAAGGTGTTTTTACCTCAACTTCTTCATTAGAAAGTTTAGTCATTTCACTAACATCTTCAGTAAATACAACATCAGCAACTTCTCCACTTTTCAGAGCAGCCTTCATTCTATTAATATACTGGGCATTGATATAGCCATACAAACTATTATTTTTAGTAGGATCAAATTTAGCAATATAAGGGATCATGGAAGTTCTAACATAACTTACCATTTCTTCCATATTGAATCCATCTAATCCACCCTTCTCTTTACTTGTAAGATCAATAACGGTCCCGTTTGAAGTTCTATAGTTTCTTGATTTAGCTTTAACCATTTTGTCAAGCTCATCGTAAATAGCTGGATTGTTTGGATTATACCCTTTAGGATCATTACCAATACTATCTAATTTAGCTTTTGCTTTTGCAGCTGATTCACTTATTTCTGTTGGTTCTTTTTTAGTTGGTTCTTTTTTAACCGTTTTCTTTTCTTCTTCGTATGCTTTTTTAGATTCTTCAAATTCCTCTTTTTCAAGGGCAACCATACGGGTCTCGTACATGTCAATGTCTATTTCTCCTGAACCTAATTGATCATCAAGTTTATCCATTCTTTCTTGAATAGATTTTGATTTCATTACTCTACCACCTACTTTTTCTTGGCTAAGTAATTTAGTTGCTCTTTTACTAATTCTACCTTTTGATATATTTTTTTGGTAGGACTTTAAAAATTGATAAACATCATCACCTGATTCAAATTCTATTTTATTAAAACCTAATTTTTTAAAATACTTTAATATAGGATAAGCAACTCTAATTAATAATTGTTTAAAGTTATCTTTGTTATTAATCTCTTCGTATTTTAAAGCATCAATAAATGAATTAAAATATTCTTCAGCATAATCTTCAAAATCATTCTCAACTTTATTGCCGTTTGCGTCTATTGAATATCTATAATTATCATCAATCCTTTTTTGAACAATAGCTCTTTCTTTATTGCTCAATACATTTAAAAATTGATTAACTAATAAACTAGCTTGTTTTTTATCTTCAAATGTTGATTGTAGTATTTTATGTAAGAATTCATGGTTAGCAACGTTAATAGCCCCTGTATTAGCAGCAACAGCTTTATTGATTACAATTTGTCCATTTGGTAATTTAAAACCATCTGAGTTAATTGCTTCTTTTACTTCTAAATCAATTTGAGCAGGTGTTTTCTTTTCCGTACCATCTTCGTTTTTATTATCTTTAACTAACCATACTTTATACGCTTCACCTAATTCTTTTGGTGAATTAAATACAGCAATACCAGATTGATCACCTATTTTATTATCAAATTCAACTTGTCCAATAGAATTAGCTATTTTAGTTATATTTTCAATGCTGTCATTAATAACCAAAGCGTTATTAACTACTTTATTTATTGTAGCATATTTATCCGTTAATAAAAACTGTCTTTCTTTTTCAAGTTGTTTAAATTCCTTATTTAATTCGTTTGCTTTTTCAACTTTAATTTCATTTGAAAAATTAGAGTCAATTAATTCTGTATACTTATTTTTTAAGTTAGCTTGTTCTTTATTTATATTAACTACAGCAACCATATCTTCTGTAGTCATATTGTAAACTCTATCTTGAGAATTTTCAATTATACCAATAGAAGTATCAGATAAATTATTTATCTCTTGTTTGATTTGATTTGATTCACTACTTGATAAACTAGCATTAGTTGCTAACTCATTCTGTAAAAAATCGATTCTATCTATAATCTTTTTACTTTCTTGTATTTCGTTTTCGGTTGCATAGTTTTTTAATTCTTTTGCAATTAAAGTATTAGCACCTCCAATAGTTTGCATAGGACCAGCCATAAATACTCCACCGGCAACAGCCTCTTTAATCCTTTTTACTTTTGTTTGAGCTGTAAATTCTTTACCTAATAAATGCTCATCAATAGCCATATCTAAAAATTCAGTCAAACCCTCAGTACCACCTTCTATGGTGGATTCCATTGCCGTTTTACCTCCAATTCCAATAGCAGACTTAAATAGTCCGTCTTTAAATAATTCTCTTGATTCTTTACCAACAGAAGCCATAGTACCTTTTAGGTTCTCAAACATTCTAAGTGTACCTATTTTTTCTGGAATGAATTCAGCTGTAGCATAAGCATAACCTGTAAGTAGCTTTGTACCTAAACTATAGTTAGCTCCAACTTCGTTTTCCATTTCTTGTATCTTTTGTCCACCCGAACTAAGCGAAACTGCACCTGCTCCTGCGGAACCACCAAAATACATTGAAGCATATATAGGTATTTGATCTGAGAACAGATTACCCATATATTTACCAAAATCATTAAAATTACTAACACTTTCAAAAGTTATAGATTTTAAATCCTGTGTTTCGGTCTCGGCATCTTCCAACATCATACCTCCAATAGTACTTAAGTTTGTTCCTGTACCAATTGGGCTTATATTACCTGTTATGCTTTCTTCTAAAAACTTAGCGCTTTCACCACCAATTTTTAACGTTCCACCTAATACTTTTAAACCACTTGCATATAATCTTTTTAGATTACCTTCTACATCATCATAATTTAATTTATAAAAGTCTAGTTTTTCTGTGTCTGTTTTTAATTGCTTCTCTACTTTAGGAAAGTCTTTATAAATATTTTCTAAATATCCATAAGCTTCCTTAGCTTCTTTTGCTTTAACTTTATATTCTGCTAACTCTTCAGGCGTTATACTACCGTCATTGTATTTTTTTCTTATATTATTTGCATAACTACCAAAGCTTTTTATTTGAGAATCATAAACTTTAGATAGCATTGTATATTGCCTAGCTTTGTCCGATGCATTTAATTTATCAGCAATCGCTTTAATTTTTAATTGGTCTTTTAATTTGTCATCATCTAATGTGTCAAAATATTCTTCAGCAGCTTTACCTTTTTGATCTAATATTTGATTATCTATATATATAGATTTAGCTCTTTCTTCTATTTTTTCATTAGTAATCTTTATGCCTTTTTTAGCTAATTCTTCTCTAGCTTGTTTCTTCTCATTCTCTAATGGTTTATATGGGGCCATTTTTATATCAATATTTGCACCAAATAACCCAGCAACTTCAGTAAGTGGATTTGCAATTAATTCATTATAATATTCTTTTGCTCCTTCTCTTACATAATCAATAGTCTGAGAATCATTTAATTCATCATTTAACTTACTGTTAGCTTCGTCAAAATTAACACTAGAATTAATAAATTGCATTGCTTTTTTATCTTCTCTACCTAAATAATCGCTTTGTATATTACTTACATCTAATTTTACACCCGTATTAAATGGATCAGTTACATCTGCTTTTATTGTTGTATCAAAAGGATTAGCTATATCAGGCTGTGCATCTACAAAATTATTAACAACAGCTTTGCTTTTCTTAACTTCTGCTTTTTTAGTTGCTGCTTTTTTTTCTTGAGCTTTCTTTTTTATTTGAAAAGTTTCCGTAATAGCTTCAATACCATATTTTGGTGCCTCTTTAGTATTCCAACCCGAAGAAGTATTTCCCGATGGTAAAACCGATTTTCGTTTTTTTGGTGCAACTACCGGTTTCTTTGCAGTTACACCCTGAGACTTTCCCGGCTTCTCACCATCCATAGTTAAACCATTATCTGCTATAATGTCTTCAACACTTTTATTGTTTTCTTCAGCAGCTGCTACGATTTCTTCTATAGTATATTCTTCTCCGTTATTATTAAAATACTTTGCCATATATATTATTGTTATTTTTTATTTTAATTTTGTTTTACTTGGTCGTGATCCACCAATAAATGTAGCTAATTCTGTAGGACTTGTAATATTTTCTGTTCCAGGTTTTGGTAACCCATCTTTATCATAAAGGCCCCATCTGCCATCTATAATACTTAATGTATACCCTTGTCTAGTAAGGCCTCCTTTTTTAGTTTTTATTAAATCAGCAACTTCGGCATCTAATTTTGCTTGTTTTTCAGCGGCCGCAGATGGTTTATTTGGTTTATTACTTCCTCCTTTACCACCTGTTGGTTTAGATATAACTTGTTTTGTAATTTCTTCTTTTTCAATAATTCCAGATCCTGGAACAGTTTGTTCTTCCGGTAATCCATCTATAACAAACATTCTATAATCGTATTTGAATTTATTTTGTTGTTCTGTAGTCATAGGTTTATCCCATTCAAGCAAATCTTGATCTGACTTAGCAATATATGTATTGTGGAATAATATTGCTTGAGAATTATCCGCAGAGCCATTAATGAAACCGTCAGCTTTAGCATTTAAAACATTTAAAAAGTTTTGGTTTGCCATAATAGCTTCTTTATTAATTTTTGCTGTAGCTACATACTTTTTGGTATTTTTTTGATAACCACTAACTATCGATGTTTCTTGTCCAGGTAATTCCTTTTCGTATACCTCTCCTAAATATTCTTGTTTAATTGTTCCAGTTGGCAATCCATCTTTCACATCAAATACATCGGGTACAGCGGCTTTTGCATTGTCTATAGAATCTGCAGCATTTGGTATTACTTTTAATAAACCTTGGCCACTAGCCGCTTTCTTTAATTGTTCAGCTGATAAAGATTGTATTTTAGTTTCACCGTCGTATATATCCCAAACTACTTTAGAAGGATCATTATCTTCAAATCTTGCTACTTTTTTACCGGGTAATTTACCTGAGAATATTAGCATTGACTTCATAACATTTGGATCATTTTCTTTTACGGCATAACCACCTGCACCACCCATTTTAGAATATTTTTCATCAAAACCTTCACTTGATAAATCCACTAATGAATTTTTAATATTACCAACACTTGCAAATATTTTATCTGCTTCCATTCTATCTCTAGAAGGATCAGTACTTGTTCCGTTTAATATGCTTGTTCTTAATTCAGCGTATCTTTTTATTTGAGGTCTATATAATTCTTCAAAATTAACTGTAGGATTTTGTTGCTGTGTGCTGCTTAGATTTCTATATAACGCACTTTCTTCTTCTCCGACTTTTACTTTTAAAGCTTCATTATTTTTTTTATTCTCAGCGGCTTTTGCGGCCCATGTGTTAATAGTATTAACAGTATTGCTTGCTATTGTATTTGTAAGATCCCTATAGTATTGTCCTGATTGTGTGTCAATAGGTATTTGTGGATTTGAATATGCTCCCATATATATTTTTATTTTTTAAATTGATTTGCCATTGCTCCAAACTGAGATGCATAGCCTGCTCCTGACCCGGGAGTACTTGTTGCTCCAGATCCAGCACTTCCAGCCATACTTCCTGCTATTGATGATAAACCACCAATCATACCGGTAATTGCGCCTGTTCTATCCGCTTGTGCCTGCATTTGTTGTGCTCCGGCTCCGGCTAATTGTCCCGCAACTCTGTCTATTTTTTGTTGTTCTCTATTTTCTTGTGCGCCAAACATAAATGACTTACCAGCCGCCTCTGCTGATTGCACGCGACGAGCTTCATCAATTTGAACACCTTGTATTCTTTGTTTCTCTTGCATTTTAGCCTCTTGTAAATTTGCTTCTCCTTGTGCTTTCATTTTTTCATTGTTAGCCTCTTGAGATTCAATATTAGAAGAAATACCTTGTTTAGCTTTTAATGCCGCTTGAGCTAATGCTGTTGCACCACCTGCTCCTGCTCCAGTATCTTTTAACGTGTCCAATGTATTTGCTAATGAAACATCAATCTGCTCTGCCTCAAATTTAGCTGCATTTGTAGCAACACCTAAATTAGCATAAGGATTACTTAATGTACCAGATAAATCTTTAGCCAAGCTACTCATGTCTTTTGTTGTAGAGTAAGGATTTATAATTGCTTGTCTACTATTTTCTAATTGGTTAAGCTCAGCACCTAATCTAGCTTTATCTTGTGCAGCTGCTCTTTCTCTTTTCTTAGCAGCACCAGCACCTATTAATCCTGAAGCTATTGTGCCTGCGGCACCTATTACTCCAACTACTACCATACTCATATATTATTCTTTTAATAGTTTATATTCATTATATTCTTTATACGATGTGCATGCTAAAATATCCTCAAGTTCATCTGTATCTGTTATATTATCCGGGTTTGGGTGGACATTTATAAATATAGAATCCTCTTCCGCATATATAACTCTTTTTGTACCAGCAGGAGCATTAACATAACAAGGAGCTATGTATTGATTTGATCCTTCATCTGTTGATACTAGTAATTGACCTTTCAATAAAAACCACGTATGGGAGAACTTATGAAGTTTACCGATAACAACGCTATCTTTCTCCATAAACATCTCCCGTATGTATATACCGTGTGAAAATGAATGCTTTAATGGAAACAAATCTGTATTACCTTTAGCTACATTAGGATCGTTCATTGCTAGCAACGTTTGCTCTAAATGTTCTACCTTATCAATATAGTCTTGGCTAATTATTCTATTCTCAGTTTTTGTTTCTAATTTGTCATTCATTTAATTAAATTTTAGTAAGATGAATCTATGTAGTCAGAAGATACCGCAAACAGTGTTCCACTCTTCTGTAAATCCGTATTTGAATATCTCATTCTAACCGTTGCTGTTGTTCCTTTTACACCCGTCATTGAGTTACCCCATACCACTTCACTATTTGAGGCTGGCGTAATGTTAATAAGATTTGCAAAGTATTTATCTTCTTTTCTCTTGAATGAATTAGTAAATAATTGTAATTCTAAATCAGCAAGAGTCGTTGTATAAGATGCTTTAGATATAGGAACTGAAATATCAGAGTCAGTGTAAAACGATAAAGTTTCCCAACCAGTACTTCCTTCATAATTTATTGTTTTAAAAGTCTTAACTAAAGATACATCAGGATTAAATATAACTTCAACTGATGAATCATAAGTAACTCCATAGAATCTACCCCATCCGCTATTACCTGGCGAATAGTGCTTCCATATTTCTCCATTTTTAAATGTGTAAAAGTTATTTCTTAAACTTCCGCCCCAGTTTGGTTTAAAATCAAAGAAACTTGTCCAACCAGCAACGTCTTCGTCGAATGTCAATGTTTTGTAAGTTCCATTAATTGGTTGCATAGATAAAACGTATTCTTTATTATGCATGTCCCACATACCTAATATAAATCCGTCATTACCAATTTCAGAAAGATTATCTCTAAAGAAATCACCCATTCCATATTCTGATATTTCAGATATACCATCTTGTGACAATCTTAATACTACGTTTCTGTTTCTATCAACAAAGTACTTACGGAAGCCATAGACAGCAAAACTTTCAGGATTAGTACCAATACCATAGTTACCAGCATAAGCTTGAACCTGACCGATTACTTGCGCTCCAGATGTTGTCATTGGCTGTCCTTCTGCTGAATAGATAGCGTCTTTATCAATTAATGCTTGACTAACTTTAAATTCTTGGAATACAATTAAGTTTGTGTCTTCAGAATATAATTTTTGAATAGAACCATTTGATGGATCTAAACTTCTTGTTATATCTTCACCAACTGAAAACTCGTTTGTTTTATTAACACCCGTTCTTGAATTGAATACACCAGAGTATATTAATGAATTTTGTCTGTGTTGCTGTCTAATGTTGTCCTCAACAATATAAGCTTTAACACCAAGATCCACATTTGTATTATTATATCCACCTCTAATTCTAGCTTCCTCAACATACCAATCTGATGTAGGTGTTGGTGCATAAGCATTAGGTACATAAGTAAAATCTGTTAATGGACCAAAATTCAATCCTACACCATCCAATATAGTTACAGGTTCACTTAATACAAATTGAGTAGAGCTTATTACTTTATACACAGATGGATTAGGGACCGGAACCCCTACCCAACTAACAGTTTGTCCAACCCTAATTTCATTGTTTGGTGTTGTTATAACTACAGTAGCAGAATTAGCGACATTACCCTCTACTTCTGCTCCCGTATTTTGTACCTCTACTATTGTATCGAGTTTCTTTAACCAAAAAGAGTTAAAATATTTTAATTCTAATATTGCTGCCATACTTTATAATCACGTTTTTTTTATGGTTTTTAATTTAATTGTAGTATTATATACTATGGTGTTGGTGGTACCGGTGTTTCCGTGTATAATACATTGTAGCTATAATTTCTATTTGAAATTTGAAGATTACTAAACGCATCTGCTCCTTCCCAAGCTGTTTGTACGTTAGGTGTTGAACCAGCCTGTTCTATTACTTCTCCATTTTCATTAATTCGCGCACAATAAATAGGAAAATTACTATATAAAGGCAAGCCTGCGTACGGAGAAGTTGGTGGAAATACCAAATCTTGCGGATTATAGTCTTTAACTGTTATAAAATTGTAAAATTGACCAGCCACAGGAGGTGTCCACGGATGTATAAAATCAGGATCTGTGTAAAATCTTCTTGCTTCAGTACCTTCTTCAGTATTAATATATAGTTTTCCTAAATCTGTATTGTCACCAATCGTATTAACTTGTAAATTAGCCCCAGCCAAATCAATATTAGACGGCGGTGGGAAATCAAGTTGTAATGTTATTTGAGCGGGGTTTATTGGGTTAACATCTATTACCCTACCTGGCCCAACACTAGTAATTAAACTCCTAAGACCTTTAACTATTTGACTATTAACATTTACTAAAGTAAGCTCAACAACAAGATTACCAGCATTGGCCGAACCTAAAGCTATTTGATTATTAGCTGAAAAATAAGAAAGTCCTCTAGTTGCATCCTGGGTAGCATAAGGTATACCCGATGGGTAACCCGGTCCCGGTCCAGCTGTAATTTCCTCTACTCCCGTATAATATTCGTACTCATTTGTTTGAGCGGGTAAAAAAGGAAATGTTGTTACTGGATAAGAAAAATTTGCATCATTACCATAGATAGTAACAGTCTGTCCTGCTTCACTAAAACCGCTTTCATATATACCAAACAATCTAACAACAACCGCATACTCTTGTAGTATTTCTTCTGCTTCAATAGTAAAGGAAGTAACAAGTGATTTTGTAGCTCCTTGAAATATTATTCCCTCATTATCAAATGTACTTACTTCTAATGGGCCTATTTTATAAGGCAGAACCACGGGCGGAGATTGACTAGGTAGACCAAAATTATTTTCGTTTCTGACTAATTGCCATTGTAAAGGAGCAGTCGGCTGGTATGCTCTTTTATACAAATATATTTCCGCTTCCCCTTTTGAATTAGCGGAATTAGTAGTAGGCTGACCAGGTCCCGCTGGACATATTCCAGGTGCATTTACATCTAATTTTATTGAGAATCTATATTCCCCTTCAGTTAAACCAATTGGTTGAAGACTATTCACTGGTGGATTGTAATCTAATGAATTTTTAACTTCTACGTTTCTATTTGCTCCAGCTAAGTAAGATGGAATATCTTGATAAACACCATTAATCGCGGGTAGATATTCATTTGACGGATTTGGGTTTGGACCTATATAAGCCGCACCCCACCAAGTTCCAAAACTATTTCCGATTCCGCTAGTTCCACAACCTGCAGATCCTGTTAGAACGGCGCTTGTATAATTAGGTCTTAACCAAGGATTTACAATAGCATCTCCAACATTTATAGTTAATGGAATAGTGTATTCTAAAGTTCCAAATATAGTATTAACCGGCTCTAGTACTTCTCCATCAGTTATATTAACCGCATCTTGTACTTTAACAAGCAAGTTATATGTGCCTAAAGGCACTGTATCATCAATCATTTCTAAAACGCCACTAGTCGCATTTATTTGGAAGTAACCTGCATTATTTCCACTCATTATACTCCATTTTAAATCCGAAGTAGAAGAGGAAAACGAACCGTTATTAGCTTGTAAGTCTACTACTACGCCAGGCGTTTGAGTTATACTATAAAATTCATCTGTTGTGGTTATAATTGGGGCTTTGTTTCCTAATCTACCGCTAAAGGTTAAGGTAGCTTGATTTGGATCAGGATCCGAAGTATCAATTACATTAAATGTAAAAACGTATGATTCTTTATTTCCAGCAGTATGATTAAATACAAATGGTGTTCCTGTTAAAGGCGGAGGCCCATAAGGTTTTATTTTTAATCTAAATTGTGTAATATCTCCAGGTGATGTAGGAAGAATAGTTTCTAATTCAAAATCACTAGTTCTATTTACAGGAGGTGATTCCCCATTATACACGGATGTCAATGTTACAGTTGGAAACTGTATAGGTGTATCTGTTTGATCTACTACATAAAATTCATCAGTTATATATGGCGAATTAGCTTCTCCTTTAACTGTGCCTAATCCATTAGGGTTTTGCCATTCAAAATGAGTATAGTTAACATTGCCAAACCCAACCGGGCCATTAAATCCCGTTAAAACATCTGTATTCAAATCTGATATTAAACCAGTAGTTGCTGTTTCCCAAAACAATTCTAATAAGCTTTGTTCTGCTCTTGTTTCATATACACTTAAAAAAGGTATCATATCTTTTGCTGTTACACCAATCTGATTAACAGTAGAAACCCTACCTATTAATGGTTTTGTTTGCAATTGATAAAAGTTTAATCCTGCCGTACCACTTAAATTATCTTCTGAACTATCCAAAAAATTAAATTCATCAGCGGTAGCTATAGATATTACTGTATCAGCTTTTCTAGTTGGAAAATACTGTTTATTTTCTGCTCTTGTAATTATAAATGTTTTATAATCAGGGTTAGTGCCACTGGCTTCTAGAACCCAGTTTGGAGACGATATTGTTATAGTTCCTGCATTACCAACAACCTCATTAGAAACAACAACAGTATCACCTAACCATCTATATGGGTTTGGTATTGTGCCTCCTAACCCTGGAGTTGTATTATTAACAGGTGTATTTGCTTCAACGCATTGAATACCGTCGCCTGGGTTTATTAAAGCCCAATCATTGTTTTTTTCTCCTGGACCAGGAGGTACAATTGTATATTTTATTATAATTACTTTAGCGGAATATGTAGGATCATCACCTATTATAGTTATAGTATCTTTAGTATTTTCAACTCTACCATATAATTGCACACTACTTCTATATTGTTTTTGGTCAGGCCCAACTTCAGATAAATCTCTTGGTACTTTATTAATATTATCATTAATTAATACGATGTGAGATGTGTTACCTGTCTCACTTACCGGAAACTGCGTAGTATTTATACCGTTTTCCAGTGATGCCAAACCTGCTGTATCATATACGACTTGAGATCCAGAAGTTTGACCCTTAGGATAACCATTTAACATGCCGGGCAAATACACATTGTAGTAATCCTGTTCTTGCTGTTTAACAACAACTTTATAAGAATACCATCCAATAGGGTTGTATTTATAAGAAAACTTAATATCTGGTACATCAAATCCTTGATCAACATATTTATATATATCGTTTATGTCATCAGAAGTTTTAATTGTAACGCTAACTATAGGAGATGTATTATCGCCAGGTATTTGATACACTGGATATGATTCTAATACCTTTACATAATCAACGTATTTTCCTCTTAATATATTACCTACTTCAGGAATAAACTGAGAAGCCAATACATCTAGATCCATAGTAAATGCATATTCTTTTGGCCCAACTACAGCAAAATCAGTTATTGCAAACCCAAAATTAGATGTAGGTATTGCGTATAAACCAGGTTGACCAGTAGGTATATCTTTTTGCTGATTTATAGGGCTATTCAAATATAATATTAAAGCATCACCAAACCAAGTACGAACGTCATCAAATAAAATTGAATTTTCGTAACTTGAATAAACTGTTGATCCTTTAGCATACCCTGCAAGTCCAAGATCCAAACCTGGTAAATCACCGGAAGATAAAATCACAGGTGATTGTCTACCAAACTTATCAGCTATTACAAAGCCTACTTGATAATTTCTATTCTTTTTTAATGTATGATTTGGATATTCTATAAAGTTAGTACGTGATGTTGATTTAGGTTGTACCGCAATATTGTAATTTATAGAAGCTAACGAAGTATATTTATCATAGTAATTACCATAAATTATTCTATTGCCCGCAGATTCTTGAGCCCTGGCTCTTACTGGCACTTTATCATATACTCTTACTGTTTGATCTTCAGATAATGTTTTATATGGTTTTTGTGATTGATATTGTTGTATATAATAATTATTATTTGCATTAGCTGTAGTATTTATAAAAGACAAAGGTACTGTTTCAAATACTTTAATAGCCGTTGAATCAGATTCTTTGTATAAAATATCAATTTCAATTATTTTATAACTGTTAGCGAGATTCCCAATTTTATCAGGGAACGGTACAATTAATTCTATATTATTAATATTATTTTCAAACCAATTTATTACAGTACTTCTATAAGCGTCCGTTTCGTTTCCATTAATAAAATAACCTTTCTGCTTAGGTATATATGCTATTTGTGTAAAAGGAGCCATTAATGAATACTCGTTATCATCATATTTAAAACGATAACTAAATCTAACATACTTGTCTTCTAAAAAAGCAGGGTCACCAGGCCATGACGGCAATTGGGATTTGTCAGACATTGTAGAAATTAAAAATGTTAACTCTGTACCTTCTGTAATAGTTCCTGGATAATTTTCATAAAAAGTTACAATATTTCCAGTAACATCAACAACCGTACAAAAATCTGATCCACTTATATCTTCCGTTACCAATGTCATACCCGGCACGATGCCAGCCGCATCAACAACCTCTAATGTATTACCTGATGAATCGCCATCGGCTGTAGTAACTACTTTTTTATATAATGTTATAGGATCTATCGGAGCATATTTAGCTACAGATATTTGTTCTTCTGTAGTATAATAATTTATATTAGATAAAGCATTAGCAACATTTATTTTTCTTGGTTGATTTCTATTATCAGTCCAGAATAATAAACCTTCAACTAAATTTACACCCGTAATTTTAAATTGTTTATTTTTTGCAAGATTTAAAAATAACCCGTCAACCAATGTTACATAAGGAGCACTGTTGCCTTCAAAAGTGTACATTGCTATTTTCATTTTCCATTCAGTTATACCATTTGGAAGTGGTACATCTTCTGGAAATGTTATTTGATTTGGATTTGGATCCGTATAATTCGTTAAAAATTGAAACATACGGTTATTCTGGTTATCCATGAATATACCAATACACTCCATGCCTTCGTCATATTCTGACTGTGTATTTAAAAGTAATTCATTACCTAGAACGTTTTTTAATGCTCCAATATCATCTGTTTCAGATTTTCCAACTGAAATATTATTTGCATATCTATATTCCCCATTAGGGATAAGTCTATCGTCTAAGTCTTGATTCATCTTAGACTTTAGGAAACTATTTTTTACTTCTGCCATTTAATTTTAGTGTTTAATCCATTTTGATTTTCCTCTCATAACCTGTGTAAACTCTTCTAATTTAATATTAGATAATCTAATCTTAGCGTTTCTTAATTTAGCACTTCTTTCTCTTTTAAGACGTTGCACTAAATACTCAGGTTGATTTGATCTTGTAGATATTATTGAATGTAATATATGTGCATACATTGCTTCTTCTGCCATCTTAGGTATCTTACTATCTAATTCGTAAGCTAAACCGTCAGATATGTATTCAAATACAATTAACATACCAACTAAATTACTTGAGAATGATATTTTTCCTTCGCTTTCGTTTATGGTAAATGTACCATTGTAGTTTGCATATTGAGGGTCCATACCGTATCTTCTACCGTAGTAACCATAATCATATCCATTGTTCCATCCATTACCAAATCCGTCATTGTTACCAACTCCATTGATATAGTTTAGTAATTTGCCATTATTCATTTTCTTCCATCTCTCTTCAGTTATAGATGAACCTTCTAAGTTATCATCATAACTACTTTGTATTGGTTGACCTATATTATCTTGTAATGGGGTTTCTGATGGATCTATTGTTAACGATGTAGGATAAATCGGATGTTTAATCCCTTGGTTATCTATCCATGACATTTTAACATAGTTCACATAGTCTTGAGGCAATATAATGCTTAAGCTAGGTGGTATTGTAAGTTCTTGCGATTTTACGCTTTTTAGTACATCATAACTAAATTCTTGTAATCCACGTTTTGCATGGAACAACACATCGGTTCTTTTAACATCTGATATAAGCTTACCAGAGCCAACATAAGCAACAATAAAGTTATTTATAATATCATCTAAGGTAATATAAGAATAACCTCCGTAATTGTTCTCTACGGCGTCCCCATAAGCATCATAGTCTCCATAATTACCACCTTCAGTTGATTTAAGTTGCACAACTACAACATCTCCTTGTCCGACGGCTGTATCAAATGTTATTGTATTCTTTGATAATCTATATTCTGATGTGTACTCTGTAAAATCTATACCGTTAATACTAGTATATAATTTAAAATTATTTAAAGCATAGCCGGCGTCATCTGGACTCCATGCGTCTGGACCACCTAAAAATAATTCAGTATCAAAAGTGAATGTAAATTCCGTTTGACCTAATCCTTCTACCTGAAAGCCTTGTGCTCCAGCATAATATTGTCTATTTGTTTCGGTAATTAATCCGCCATCTGGAAATGCCATATTTTATTATGATTTTGAATTTATGTTTTCGTTTTGAATCTGTTGTGCTGCAACTTGAATTATTTGTGGATCTTTAATAACAACACCCGAATATAACAATATTTTTGTTATAACATTCGTTTGTTCAGAAACCATTAATTCAAATTGTTGCGAAGTATTGGGACTATACGAATATGTATAATAAGGAGCAGTTGCGGTAAAATTCCATATAACATCTTTAGGCTTTCTAACAAAAGAAGCTGTAACTTTATCGTTTGTGGCTATTGTTTCTGGATATACGTATAATTTTTCCTCTTCGTATATATATAGTGGGTATTTTTTTGTCGGTTTTGTTAAAGGTGATTTATTTATATATAATAAGTTATTTCGCTGCACTCTCTGCATTTCAATTGTATCATCATATATTACAGTACCTAATCTGTAAAAGTCGTTATCAGTAACCGTAATAAGCACATCAAATGCTGTTGTAGGTAATGCTGTTAATATTATATTATTGTCTGCTATAGTATATGCTGATGGATTTTGTAAAACTCCACTAAAATAAACTTTTACCAAACCATTTTGTATTCTTGCTTGCGTTAATTGATTGCCAAGAATATATGCTGGTTGATTATTAACCGTTGTAAAGCCATAAGAATATACAGCCATACCTGATGATGTTGGCAAAGTCCATTCACTATTACCTACATAAGTACAATTACCTATAGTTTTAAACACAGCTAATTGCTCATCTAAATTCTTTATCCTATCAGCATATTCACTGTCATTATCCGGTACTCTTAATTGTTGATTAAGATTATTAAAATAATCCTCGAATATTTCAAGTTGAACTTGAGTTGCTATTTTATTAAACTCATCAGGAGTCATGTAACCACGTTGCTCCTTGTTAAGTATTAATAAAACGGTTTTGTAAACTGTATCTACGTTTATTGCCATTTTGCTTATTTTATTATAATATATAAGCGGTAACCGTTAAGCCACCGCTCTATATATTAATATTACGTGTTAATCTATTTTTTTCTCTATAGACCTGTAAACTTCTATACCTTCATCTGTTTTGAAGAATGCCGCCATAGCTGAGTATGGGTTTTCATCAAATGGTACAGTCATTAATTTTCTATTGTTCGATGTCCATAAGAATGTACGTTGATCTTGCGATAAAGTTACGATACCAGCTTCAACAGCTCTAATAGCTACATTTCTAAGCTGTACGTTTTCATCATTTGCTAAATCAATAAATAAATATGGATTACTTCTAGCAAATAACATTAAGTCTCTTTTAATTTCTTTAGAAGTCATTTTAGAAACTTTAGATCCAATCTCAACTCTTAGTATTGCCTCAGCTTGATCAATATCCATTTCTCTTGCTGCATTCATCGCATCTAATTGTATATCCATATCATCTAAATCATCTCCAGCAGTAATAACAGGATCAAACTCTCTGTACTTCTTATTTAAGTCTGGGTGATATAATGATAATAGTTTTTGTAAGTTTTGTTTTTCTTTTGGTACAAACAAAGTACCGTTTTTAAATATGATATGTCCCAAGGTTGATTCTCCTTTTTGATCTTCTACAAAAACAGAGTTTTGGTTCGTAGCATATCTTAATTCTTTTTGATCACCATTATCTTTGTCAAACCATAATAAAGGGAATCTACTTGTATGTCTTGAAGAAATAGTATATGTTAAAGGAGAGTGTGGCCCTGCTAAAATATATGTTCTATCTTTAATTTCCCATTTTGGTAACACTGTTTGCGGTTTTGTTTTCGCAACTGGTTGTTCATCTAATGTGTATGTTTCTTCAACACTTTGTTCAAATGTATTTTCTGGTTCAACGTATGTACTTGGTTGAATAGTTTTTGCTTTAGCAGCAGTTTTAGCTTGTGCCATGATAAAATATTATATAATTAATTATTGTTTATTAAAAGAGTAAAAATTACCCCCGTAGATTCAACGAGGGTAAAATTTACAATTATTTATGCTTATGCTGAAGCAGTGAATAACACGAAGTTATTAGCACCTTGCACACATAAACATCTTTCAGATAAGAAGTGTACCTCCATTGCATCTAAGTCAGATGTGTAAGCACCTCCAACAGATCCAGTGATCCAAGATTTCATTCTACGGTCATCAGCTTGTGCAGCTCTATAACGAACGTGTAAGAATGGTCTACGGATGTTAGTTCCTAAAATTTGATCGTAAACTGTAGAAGTTCCAGCTGGAATTAATACACCTTCGATTGAACTACCAACACCTGTCATTGCCCCACGAGTTGAAGCATCGTTTAAGTATTTCCAGTCAGTTTTGTAGAAGTCATAAGAACCTCTTCTGAATCCAGAGAAACCTAAGTTTAATGCCATCTCAGATGAGTTTTCAAATAAACCGTAAGCAACCCCACCCGCTGAACCAGCAGATAAACCAGCTAACATATCATCAAAATCTAAAGATAATTGACGGTTTAAGAATAACATGTTTTCTTCGATTGCTCCTTGAGTATCTAAGTTTTTCAAGATATTATCGAAAGAACCTAAACCGCCAACTGGGCTAAAGTTATTTAAGATATTTCCTCTGTCTTCAACAGCAGCAAATAAACCTTGTGTACCTTTTTTACCAGCAGCTAATGCAGCAGATCCTGCAGCAGCTAATTCACCCTCTACAACTGTCATTTCTAAATAGTCTTCAAAACGTAATCTTGTTTCAGATTCAGCTTTTAAGTACCAGTAGTAACCATCAGCACCATCTTCAGTAGCAATTTCTACCCATCCGATTTGTGCAGTGTCAGATCCATTAACAGCATATTTGTTACGGATAATTACTGGAGAGTTATTAAATTGAGTGAATGAAGGTTGAATGCTAGTGTAATCATCACCTGTTAAAGTAGATCCTTTTTTGTATTCAGAACCATAAACGAAGATTTTTAAATCGTCCATTCCATCTGTAAATCCAGCAGCAGCTAAAGTAGCAGCAGTATAAGGAGCAACAGTTAATGCACCATTCGCAGCGTTAGAAGAAGTATCATTTGCTCCAGAAACAGTAACGATAGCTTTAACTTCTAATCCTGTTGCAGGATTCATAATAACGATTGTTTGGTTTTTTGAAATAACGTTAGCTACATAATCAGTAGCAACAGAAGGATTCAAATTACTTGCAATCAATAAAGTATTACCTGCAGCACTTACAACGTCTACACCTGTGTATGCAACGTGTAATCTGTTTTGTTCAGACCAGATAACTTGGTCAGAAGACATTGGCATTTCAGCACCAACCATACGTAAGAAACCAGATAATGTTCTGTTTCCATAACGCTCTACCTCAGCTTCATAAACTTCTGGTAAATATTGTTGTGCAAATGATACGAAATCCGCGTTACTTGGATCCGTAAAGTTTAAATAGTTTGTGTCTAAAGCTTGTTGCTTTTGTGACGGCTTAATCGAACCGAAGTTCGGGGTAACATTTACTGTTGCCATAATGTGTTTGTTTTAGTTTAAAATTTACTCTTAATTCTTAATTTTGAAGAATCAACACCATTGATAGCTCTTACTTTAAATCCATTCACGTTAATTTCACCAGCAGACGTTTGTCTAGGCTCTGTTGAAATGTTGTTTGATTTAGCTAACATCTCTTTAATAGCGTCAGCTTTACCTTGTTCGTAAAAATGGTTTGCAATACTGTCAGTGTTTTCAGCAGCATACATTGCTTTATGATACCCAGTCATATCTGTTACTTCACCTTTTTCGTTTAAGAACTTCTTAAGTAGGTTAGTAATGTTTGATTGTTTATCTGCAACAGCGTCAGTATTTTGTAGATTAAACCTGAATGTTTTTCCACCTGCGTTGAAATCAAAACCTTTGAAATCTTGTGTAAAAAACTTTTTGGTATTATCTTTAAATGCTGAATGCATTTGCTCAACTGATTGTTGATCCTCTTTGTATCGATTGAAAAAATCAATTGCTTTTTGTTGATCTGGGTTTACATTAGACTTTAATTTAATTTCATCATAATATTTACTCTTAAGATCCTCTAGAAAGCTTTTGGCTTTACCAACCTCTTCTTTGAAAGCGATACGTTTCTTTTTAATTTCTCGCTCATCATCCTCATCCTCATCATACGAAAAAGTTTCTTCCATGTGAAAGTCAATCTCATCTAAATCTAAATGTGGTTTTGTTTTCTTGTAATATTCTTTTAATAGAACTTCTGGGTTTAATTTAGAATAATCCGTATTTAAACGGGTATAATCTTCTATATCTCCACCTGTTTCTTCCATAAAAGTAATTAACTTTTCAATATTCTCTGGTAATGGTTTACCTGATACTTTTAAATCATTAATTGCTTTTTCTGCTTCTGCTTCAAGTTCTTTTGCTTCTTCAGTAGTTTCTGTAATATTAACTACAACTACTTCTTTCTCATCAACCGGTTCGGTAATGATTTTTTGCTCGGTGTTTCCTTCGACCACTTCTTGCAATCCCATTTCGGGTTGCCCTGGCTGTAACACGCCTTCATCTGTTGTTTGCTCTTGAACGGCATCGCCTACTGGTTTAGTTGTTAAATCTACTTTTGCAACAGACTGTGCTGATACATGCTTAATGGTAGGTACTTTAGCTTTTTTAATTTTAAAGTCACCTTCTTGTTTAATTTGTTCTGCCATGATAAAATATTATATAATTAGTTGTGTTGTTCTATTTAGGAGAGAACTGCTCCAAACCAAACCCACCAAGATTGTCAAACCCTGCTGATTCAAAATCTTTTGGTAATGTATTGTTTTGTCTTTGTTCAATCAATTCAGATTGTTGTGTGGCTTGTAACTTTGTTCTTTGATCTTTACGATCTTCCATTTTATTAAGTTTCTCTTGAGCCTGAGCCAGTTGCATTTCTGCTAATTGCAATTGATAACTAAATTCTTCTGCCATTAACTGTTTCTTTATCAATGCTTCCTGTTGCATCTTTTGAATCTCGAAATTTAACTTAGATTGCTCTAATTGTATTTTTTGTTCTGTAATTGCCTGTTGCTTTTGTACTTCAGCCATTGCTGTTTCTTGCGCTAACTGAGCGTTTGCTTGAGCTTGTGCTTGTATGTTTGCTTTTTGATTTTCTTGATCCCTTTCTTGTTTCTTTTTTCTTTTATATTTAAGAGACTGATTAGCTAGCTTAATATTTTTAATTTGTCTTAAGTCAATAGCATCTTCAAGATCAATACCCCCTGATTGTAAAGCAACTTGTATGTTTTGTTCTAATTGTGCTCTTTCTTCTTCATCTGGTTCTAATTCTAAGAAAATACCAAAGTCATGTAAGTTTAAGTTTTGTAATTCTTTTAATGTTTCTACTGATGATACCGATATACTTTGCATTAATGAACTTGCTGTTAATGGGAAGTTCAATGAATCAGCTACTCTTCTTGAAATGTTTTCACATATACGTAGAGTTAAATATAAACTCGATTGTAATATGTGTCTTGTTGCAGTGTTTGAATTTGCTGCTGCCATTTTTTGTAAACCAACCAAAGCATCTCTGTCTGGTGTACTAGCATCTCTTGCCTCATTTAATCCGGTTACATCACGTATCATTTGTAAGTAATACTGATATGTTTGTATTAATGATTGTATCTTGCCGCTACCTGATGAAGTTTGTAATTCCTGTATTGGAATTTTAGCTCTGTTCATATCTCCATCTTGCGTCATTGATCTACCAACGATACTACCTGTTTGGAAATACATATTTAATGCTTCTGCAGGATTATAATTTGTACCATTACCTAAATCAACTTCGGCTAACCCATCAACATCGACGAATACACCATCAGGAACTAATCTAGCTAATACTTGTTGTATCTTTAAATGCGTTAACTGGATCATATCTGCAAACCCTGTTATACGGCTTACTAATGATTCAATTCTGCCTTTATACATTCTTGGTGCACAAATAGCATAATTCATTTGTACTCTTGTTGTATCAGCAAATGGTCTCGTCATATTCTCTGCTAGTTTCCATTCTAACATTTTTTCGTGACCTAATATTTTTGCTCCTGAATATAAAACTTCAATACTTCTTGATACTTTGCTAAATGTATCGCTTTCTGGTGGATTAAAATCATCCGTTTTTTCTAATGCTTTTTCTAAACCAACATCTGTTTGTTTAATTTTAAATACTTGATTAGAAAATGTTTTGTATTCAAAATACAACACCTGTACATTAGAAGTGTCATAATCTTGTCCGTAATAGTTACGTGTATAATTTACATCACCTGGATATTTTTCAATCTCTTCTAAATCAGCTTTTGTTAAATGTGGAAATTGCATTTTAACCTCTTCTAACGTAACAGATCTAACTTCACCAACATAATATATATCTTCAAAGTTTGGATCCTCTGTGTAAGAATAAACAAGGTTAGCAGGGTCAACATAATCTATTGTTACTCCTTCTGCTTTGTTCCAATTTGTTTTTGTTGCCGCAATACCCAAAACAACTAAATCGTAATTTAATCTTTTGTTTATTAACGGATATTTATTGTTATCTAATATTTGACTTATTACTTCTTCTTCAGCTATTTCAATTTCTTGCTTGTAACTTAATTGAAGTCTAATTTCTAATTCTTCTTTATCCTCTGGTAAATTAGCAGGATCCATAGTATTATATAGATTTGCTCCTAACGTTCCTTGTATTTCATTTAAAAGATCTTTGGCCATCATGTCTTCAAGTATTGCAGAAGCATAATTTGTTTTCTTTTTAATTGAATCTGGATCTTGTGCGTATGCTTTAATATCGTAGTTCTTGCTAGATATACCGTTAACAACGATGTCAACAAACTTAGGTATAACAGGTACAGGTTTCCAGTCAAGATTCAAATAAGATAAATCACCATTGATTGATAATTCATCTTTATACTTTTGAACTGATTGCTCACCTCTAGCATATAATCTTAATCTGTGGAAGTTTTGCCAGTTGGATCCCCATCTGTTTCCAGCACCACCAACTCTATCACCTCTAAACCATTCGTTTTCAATAGCTCTACCTACTTTAGCTCCGTACTCGTAGCTTTGTTTCTCTGAATCTGGTACTACCTGACTAGGAAAAGAACTATTATTATTAGTATAAACCATCTATTATATTATTTTTGAACTAAAACCTTCGTTATTATATTTTTTAAAACCTAATGAAACCGTCTCTTTTGGAGCGTGAAATACAGGTGTGTAAGCGTTTTTGTTGCAAGCCATTATAGCTAAACCTGAACTAATAGTAGCATCATGCTTAGTTCTATTATTTATATTAAATCTGGACCAGTCATTCAAAGTCTTTTGAAAATACATATCCCCGTAGCCACCTTCTAATAAACCTACATATTTGTCGATGTAAGATTCGATAGCCGCCGCATGAGCTTGTAACATATCTTGTGAAGCTGAAGGTATACCACCAATTTCTTTTTCTGCTGGTGATAACTTATTCCATACTTTATCCGGCCTGTTCATTGAATAACCTCTATATCCTCTTCTTTTTAAATAGTAAAGCAATCTAGGTTTGTTATTCTCTGCTAATATTGGCATACCATAAAATACTAAAGCCATTAATACATCTTCAAAAAATATCTCCGCTGTTTGTGGCCTAGCTATATATTCTAAAAAGAAATGACTAGGTGGAACATCTTCCATTGAAAACTTTGTTAATCCGTGTAAAGCTCCTTTAGAACCTCTACTCTCATCAACTGTTCCTGATATATCGTAACTGTCACAACCAAATGCACCGCAATGTTCGTTACCAGGATATTTAACTCCATTCTTTATAATTACACGATTTTGGAGATTTAGCGGAGGAATCCAAGAAATTAAAAACCTACCATCTTTATTTGGTACAAACATCACTTTACTATCTTGTATACCATTCTCCCATTGGAAGCTACCTTGTGTTATAACATTTGAATTTCTTAGATCATCATTATAATCTATTTGCTCATATATTTTTGTAAGGTTAAATAATGATTGCTTTGCTTCATCTCTGAATGCGTGTTGTTCCGTTCTTGGAAACTGTCTGTAGTATTCATTTAAAGCATCTTGATCCGATTTCAAACCATCAACTTCATTTTGCCAATGCTCAATAACCCCATAATCAATCCACATATCATCTGCTCCCTTAATAGGTTGCTCAGGTGTTAAGAAAACAGGCATACCAAATTTATCCATGAATCCTTCAAAGTTCCATTCCATTGGTATAAATAAAGAATATAATCCAGAGCTTGTTTGACCATTACGGTTACGTTTAGTTACATCTGAATTATAATATAATTTTTTAAAGTTGTCTCCTCCTTTATCTAAAGCATTTGAAGTAGAACCCATCATACACTTACCAACGATCTTACTACCTAACCTTACACAGGTTTTTGTAATACGCCAGTTATTTAAAATGTTATCTGGTCTTTCCCATTTACCACTTTCATCATGAACTAATAATCTTAACTTTTCACCATCATAGCTATTGTCTCCAGTATTTTTCCAGTCAATCGTAGTATCTAATCCTTCAAGCTCTTCTAATTGCTCTTGAGCATCTAATTTTCTTCTTGTTAATTTTGATGCAGGTATTCTATAAGCTAATTCAGTTTTCGGACGGTCCATACCATCTTGAATTGGTTTAAAGAAAAAAGGATAGTTTATTGATATAGGTACAACCTTATCTGTAAACATTTTCTTTGCATCGGCTCCTGACTTAGATAGTATTCCATACCTTGTATCAGAACTTAATGTAGCTTGGTTAACTAACTCAGCAGAAGACATAAATGAAAATCCTGAACGTCTATTCTTTAAATAGCACATACCATAACATCTATTATCTGCTTTACAAGCTTCCCAAAATATAAAGAACACTCTGTTAGATTCACGAAAATCCGGAGCACCAACGTCAATCTTGCTCCATTGTAAATACATATAATGTGTACCGGTTATATAAGTAGGTACACCATTGTTGTAAAAAGAAAAACCTTCTTCTCTGTATTTGAATTCTGCATCAATAAAGTCATACCAATTTTCTTTAAATTTATCTGGATATTTATTCCAGTCAAATACACTCTTGATACGCTCAAGCTCTTTTGGATATTTAGCTTGTTCCCAATATTGTTCTTCTTTCTTATTAGATCTTTTGTAAGCGTTTTCAATATAAGGTAATGCAATCTTTAAATTTTGTATTTCTACAATTTCTCCAATCTTACCTGTCTTACTTATAACAATTATGTCATGATCTTTATTATATCCGTATTCCCACTTCTTACTTTTATTAAGCCTACTTATAATAGTTGGTTTAATATAGTCAGTTAATGTGGTTATTAAATTTTGTTCGTACATTATTTAGATCTCCCTTCTGCAAACCCTTTAAAAACTTTGCTTGCTTTTTCGCTCGCATCTTGAGCATCTAATTTTTGTCTTTCTTCTTCAATACGATTAAGTATCTCGAATGCATCGAAGATAGCTAACTTTTTTGTTGCTGCAGCATTTTTTAATTTATCCGCGGCTAAGTCGTCTTCCCCGTTATCTAAGATAGCTTCTTCAGCAACCTTAATTAATTCCAATACTGCTTTGTGTCCAGCTTGGATTATACTCTGCTTCGTCTCCTCTATATTCATATTTAATTACAATATCATTTGATTTCATACAGTATAATCGTTTACCTTCTATAATAAATTCAAATTCTCCGTATGGTTTATATCCTACTAAGTCACCTGGCACTATTTTTGCTTCATTTAAGGAGCTATTACCATATTTTAGTATTCCAATAAGTCTTTGCTCTTTTTCTAAGCTAAAACTGTTATTATTTTTTATTGGTTGTATAAAGCAACGGTCACCAAAAGCTTTCCAATTACCAACATCACCATATAAATATATCTGATCAAAATCTACAAAATACTTGTCTTCGTTAAAGTATGATCTACTGTTTTTTGGTTTACCCTTTATATCATAAAATCTTCTAAAAACATTATGATGTATTATTACTTTGTCACCAACTTTAATATCAGTTGTTCCAAACAAGGGTACAGCTAAAACTTCAGCCATATTATTAACAGCTTTAAAAGATTCAATCGATGTGTTAACAATTAAATCTTTATCACCAACTTTAACTGTATTGTCATACCTATTGCCTACGGGTTTAACAATAAAGCTAAATGCACTTCTCATTAGTATTCTAAATCATATTCCACTGAAATAGCCATGTGACTGTTAAATTTCTTCCACGGCATAACTTCATCACTTTTCTTTATATAAATATTGTATGAATTATCAACTTCCTCAAATAGTATATGGGAGATTTTATGTCCCCCGTATACTTCTTGATTTACTGAATAGTGCATTGCGTCGTTTTTATAATCCGCTCCAATACTTATTTTTCTAATGACATTAGCCATTACTTTCTTCCTTTTCGATTTCAGTATAACTACCGTCTTCTAGGTTAATATTAATAGCACCGTATTCAGCTTCCAATTCTGATTTAAAATCCTCAACTTCTTTATTGACTTCAGCAACTTGATGTAATAACGAATGCTTTTGTGTTTCTAGAACACCAATGTTCGTTAACAATACGTTTAAGTCTTTTTGTTGAGCAACGATTTTTTCTAATTGATCTTTCTTAATAGTTTTTGTTTCCACTTTTTTCATTTTACTTGATTTAATTGTTAATAATTAGTAGCAACGTACTGGAGTCGAACCAGTTTAAGCGGGCTTATGAGACCCGTGAGATACCTTACCTCCCACCTGCTATCAGCTTACTACATAAGCTTAGTTATTTTAATTAGCAACTTTTTTTCTTCATTTGCTTCATTGGCATTTTATTCATTTGTTTCATTGGGGATTTTTTTGCCATTTGCTTAGCAGGAGTTCTAGTATATTTATCCTCAAAACCTTTTTTACCTTCTACTTGAGTTTTTGTAACAGTAGTAGTGGCTCCGCTTTCTTTACGAGTTTTGTTAGCCGCTTTATTACCAATGGCTGCCTTTTGTCTTTTAGTAAATAAATCACCCGCCTTATTGCTGGCTTCTATACTATCTGTAGCAGCACCTATTTCAATACCACGATCTCTTTCTGATAGTTTTTTAATGCTTGCGCGCTTCTTAGCAGCTTCTTCTCCCGCTTTTACTAATCCTAAAGCTTTTTTTACCTTAGGGTCTTCTTGACGCATTGGTGAACCACTCATTAATGTAGGAGAAATTCCTGCTCCAGTTTTTGTACCGTTACCTCTTCCTGGTGTTTGTTTGTATGCCATTTTGTTTGTTTTGTTTTAGGTTAATTGTTATCTTGTTTTTGTGTATATTATTTTTGTAACTTTATTAGTGTAACAGTTTGTAGAAGTACATTCCATAGTACCGTTTTCCAACATCACATAATAGTTTAATGCTTTATCTTCTTCTTTGATACTTGATTTAATAAATATAGATTCTAAATTAATTCTAAAATCTCTGTTTATAAAACTTTCTCCTGTTACATTGCTTATCTGTTGTACTTTTAATTCACCTGCTGGTGTTTCCCAAAAGAATAAGTGCGCAGATGGTTTATCTGGCATCCACCAACCAATAAGTTGTAATGTGTTAATCTCTTCTTGCGCAAAAGTGTTTAAATTAAATAATCCAAACGCTAAAATTAAAATAAGTTTTTTCATAATGATATAAATTTAATTAGATTAGTATTAATATATATATCACGCATAATATTTACTTTTTATTGTTTTGCATAGGCTTCTGCTTCCCAAGGTAATTTCTTACTACCTTCTTTCATTGTAGCTCTGGGGTATTTTTTACCTTTCCAGAATACATGCGAATCGTTATAATCCAAATCACCTCTATTCATTTGATCTAAATGAACCTTCTCATGAGAAATTGTTTTATTCTTTTTTAATACAGCAGGCGAAACATTTTTATTTATAAGTATACTACCTTTATTTGTAGCCATTCCTAAAACATCTTCACCCATATCTTGTTGATAGATAGGAGTATTATCAATTTCGTATGGACTTCTTAGTTTGAACGCCATAAGTTTATATATTAATTGTTCTCTTCTTTTTTACCACCTATATGCATCCACTTATGTAATGTATATCCTATTGATACCAATAACAAAGTTATTTTTAAGAATGGTTCTATCGCTGTCATACTTAACATTAATGACACTGAGTTTAGAGTATAAATCTTCAAATCCGTAAATGTCATTTTTTATCTTCTTTTAGCACGTTGCGTAATAGGCTCAAGTGGTGCACCTCCACATCCACAATCTAATTTTAATTTCATACCATTTTTACCGCCACTAAATCCTTGTCCTTTTGGATAAGCAGACATATCTAATGGTCCGTCCCATAAATGGTTTAATCCAGATACACCAGGTTTTTCCATTTTAACTAAGTGTGGGTCGATTGTTTTATTATTCATCATATCTTTGTTGTTTAGTAATTACATTTGAGGTTCTTGAGCTGGATCCATACTTGACATTGTTCTGTCAAATGAATTCTCCATACCTGTTCCGAATACACCATTAATTGTTGATGCACTTTGTGGACTAAATGGTACAGGTGCACCGCTATTCTTAATATTAGGATTCATTGGTCTTGGCGTAGATGCTAAAGCAGGATTAGCCATTTTAGGTTGTGATGTTAAATCTGTATTTGCATCCATCTTTGGATTTAAAGCTTGTGATGCGTTTGTATAATTGTCAACTGTCATTTTAGGTTGTACATCTTGTAAATAATTTTTCATCGTGTTTTATCTTTATTAACGTTCTTTATTGCTGATTGTAAAACTGTGTCTGTATATGTTTTACCTCTCATTATAGTATTTCTTCTTTCGCTTGTTGGTATATCTTCGTCTCCAATCATAATACGGTACATTCTACTTATTAGTTGTTTGCACTTGAAAGAGACTTTATATATATTGTATTTTTGAGTTGTATGGTTACGTTTTCTCCAAACCACTATCCACCCTTCTTTTAACAACCTGTCCCAGCGCATCTTATCCCAACTATATGTATAAGTACCTACCTCATAATCATGTCTAGTAAAGAAATCTAAACAATCAAAATATATTAATAATTCTAAATCTGCATCAGCAAGACCGTTATTTCTACAAGCCCATCTCCTAATTATTCTGTAATGTTTTAATAAACCAGATTCACGTAGGTCACTAGCTTCTAACCGCTTCATAATACAACAACTATATCTTGTAGTTTTATAACTGTATATTTATTACCTTCAAATTCAATAGTATGACCAGCATGTTTATCATAATATATTTCGTCACCTTCTTTAATGACTTTTATTTCATCACTGATCGATACAATTATTGCTTCTTTATATCTAATATCTTCACTATCTTTTTCTTTTAAAATAAGACCGTTTTTTGTTTCTTTTGTAGCTTTTACCTTCTTAGGCAAAATAACTATATTGTTACCTATTGCCTTCATTAATTCTAAGATTATTTATTACACAATCGGTTGATAAAATAGTTGTAGCAACTGAAGAAGCATTCTTTAACGCAGACTTTGTTACAAGTAATGGATCAATAATACCGGCTTTAATCATATTAACTGTTTCACCAGTTATAACATTTAAACCTAAGCCTTCTTCTTGTGGTATTGGTATTTCAATTCCAGCGTTTGATAATATTGTATGATAAGGAGCTTTGATTGCATCTAGTAATGCTTGCTCTCCATTGTTTAATCCACCAATATACATTGCGGCATTTAATAAAGCAATTCCGCCGCCAGGTACAATACCTTCTTTAATAGCCGCTTTTGTTGCACAGATTGCATCTTCAACTCTATCCGCTTTTTCTTTTAATTCTATATCAGATCCAGCACCTACTTTTACAACAGCTACTTTGCCTGATAATCTTGCTAATCTTCTTTCCAATCTAATTACATCAGCTGGATTCTTAGCTGTTTCTAATTGTTTTTTTACTGTATCAATAAGATCCAATACTTCTTGTGAATATTCTCCAACTTGAATAATTGTTTCCGCATCGGTTGTTACAGCTTTAATACATGATCCTAAATGTTCTGGAGTTATAAGATCCATATCATCTCCAAGATCTTCGTTAATAATTGTAGCTCCAGTTAATAATGCTAAATCATCTAATGTATCTTTTTTATTAACACCGTACGTTGGCGCGTTAATAACGTTTGCTTTTAAATTACCTTTAACTTTGTTCATTGCAATTACTGAAAGAACTTGTGGTTCCATATCCGCAATAATAAGTAATGGTTTTTTTATTTTCATACAGTGTTCTAAAACACCTTGTATTTGTCTAATATTTTCAACTGGTGATTCAATGATAAGAACCAAAGCATTATCTAACTCTGCTGCTTTTTTTGAAGCATTAGTTACAAAATGTGAATTAACTAATCCTTTATCATATTGAATACCATCAATAACTTCTATTTCTGTAGTATTAAGATCTGACATTTCCATCATTACAATACCATTGTCACCAGCGGCTCTAAAAGCATCTGCAATAACCTTACCTAATTCAGGATCATTATTAACAGATATAGTAGCTACGTTATCAATCATATCTCCTGATACTGGTATTGCAACACTCTCTAAATATTTAATTACTTTTTCTGTAGCATTCTCAATACCTTCTTTTAATTCTCTGCTACTAGTACCTTTTGGAACTTTATAAGCATGATTTAAAATAGAATGCGTCAATACTGTAGCGGTTGTTGTGCCGTCTCCAGCTTCTTTAACTGTTTTTCTTGCAGCTTCCTTAAGTAACGTTGCACCCATATTTTCTACTGGATCTAATAGTATAATACTATCTGCTACTGTTACACCATCTTTTGTAATTACTGGTCTACCAGCTCCATCTTCTAATATTACACATTTACCACTAGCACCAAGTGTTGAACTTACGGCTCTAGTTAATTTAGTAATACCTTCGAATATCTTATTCTTTGCATCTTCGCCAAAGTTAAGATTCTTTACGATTGCTTCTGTCATGATTTGATTTTATTTAATTTAAGTTGATAGTTGTATTATTACGTATATTTTACCATTTTAGGTTAAAACAGTTTACTTTTAAATTTTTGATACAACCAAATAATTAATAATAGTAATATAATCCAGAACGATAACCAAAACCAAAATGTTTTAGCTTCTTTTTTATCTACAACTTTTGTTTTCTCAATCTTACGTTCCTTAGTTATTGTTTTAGCTTGTTTTAAGCTTGTTTTAGACACTTTATTATCGTTAGAGTATAAAGTGTTATCTTTCTTCTTTTTGATTAAAATACGAGCATTAAAATACTTTTTACCTTCTACTACAAATTCTTTAGTTGAATCTATAGGTACTACTGATATTTCGTAATTCTCAACATCGTATTTAATTTCTGTTTTATTTGTAGTTTGAATAGAATCTTTTTGTGTAACAACTTCTACAATTGTTTTATCTTCTACTTTATCTACTTTATTTACTTTTTTGGCACCACACCCAATAAGTAATGTCGATGCTAATATCCATATTAGGTTTTTCATATTATTCTTTTATTTCAAAATGCATCCAATCATAATTCTTTTCCCTACCTAAAGATATAAACCCATGCTTGTAAAATATATCAATCATAGCTTTATATTCCGGCCTTGCAAATCTTGCTGTAGTACTTGTTTCTTTTAATTGGTTTCTAGCAGGATCCAAATCAATAGCGATAGCCCATGAGTGCATAGACCAATCGTTTCCACCTCTCATTTTTCTAAAGTTAAAACAACCACCAAATAAATCAATACCTAATTCTTTTATCTTAGCATAACCATATACTCTTAGTAACTCATTAAATACAGCTAAGAATCTACCTGATACCAATTTGTGACATCTCATTTTATTAACTACTGTTTCTGTGTCCCAGGCTAATCGCATTGGGTATGGTAATAGTATTGTAACAAGATAACCATCACCAGTTACATTTGGTTTGCCATATTTAGATATTACTTCCTTGGTTGTCATTCTTTGCTTTCATTAAACGTTCTACTATATTTGTAACACCTTCTATTGTTATATATGAAGTTGCTATTATAACCCAATCTGTGGAAGTAATTGCCGCAGTAAATAAACCTACTGAAGCAATTACAAATACTGTTAATTTTCTACTAACCCATTTATTTAAAAATAGATCTACTTTTTCTTTATTACTCATTTATTTCTTTAACTACAACATCACCATCTACAACAGCAACAACAGTTTCTTCTGTGTTTGCAAAGGGAGGAGGTAAAGTTACCATTACAGGATTGATTATTAGTTCAATTTGCTCAGCAATATTTAACTGCATAGCTGGAACATCCATTGTCTCTTCCATCCAACCAATAACCTGCTCCTCGTTTAATTCAGGATAAGGTGTGAATGCATCAGGAGTAGGTGTTCCTACAGCCTGCGCTCCATAAATCTCTGCTGATACTCCATCTTCTGTTGTACCGTTATATCTCCAATGCACTGTTGTAACAACATCCTGCATTCCATCCTCGTCTACTCTGCAATCGAATGCAGAAAAAATCCATTTGTAAGTGATCATAGTTTATTTATTTATTTATTTATTTATTTATTTATTTATTTATTTAGTTTTTATTATTTTACGCCCAAGCTAGTGTTCTCCATCCCCCTCCGTTAGTAAACACTTGTACCACATCTTCTTCTTCGTTAAATATCATTAGTCCTACTGCAGGGCTACTTATGCCATTTCTTTCTCCTGTTCTCATAACTGGAGGCAAAAACCCTTGTGTAGTTGAGCGTAAATGAAGTATTGCACTTGCGTTCGGACTAGTCGTTCCAATACCTACATTACCACTTGAAGTAATACGCATTCTTTCAGACGCATTTGCTAAAAATTTAATTGGTCCAGCAGTTGAATAAATACTTGCACTATTATCTGCTCCATCTCCAAAGAAAAGAGCTGTGTTATTTGAATTTATAGAACCTATAACTGTTAATTTCTCTCCTAATCCGCCTGGGCTTGTGGTTCCAATTCCTACATTACCGCCAGAAGTGATACGCATTCTTTCAGAACCATTTGTACCTAAAATAAGGTTTCCTGCTCCATTAATCCATCCATAACTATTTGTTTGACTATATCCTGCTGATAAACCGCTAGAAATCCAATCAGAAATAACTGTGTTTCCGTTTAGCCACAATCTATCATTTGATATTAATAATCCAGCAAACCTACCTGAGCTAGCTACATCTAATTGATAAGCTGGACTTGTTGTTCCAATACCTACGTTGCCCGCTGAAGTGATACGCATTTTTTCTTGTTCTCCGTTTACTTCAAATGCTAAATCAGAATTAGCGGTTAATCCGTGATTAAAATAGGCTCTTATATGTGTACCTGAATTAGGATATGTTGTTGAGTAAGCGCCAAGTTCAATAGCTAAATTTCCAGAAGAAGGTGAATTTGTATTAAATTGTGTAATAACTCCGTTGTCTTGAATAACTGATAATTTACTCCCTGGATTTGTCGTTCCAATTCCAACGCTTCCGTTTGGAAATATAACTTTTCCTTGTGAACCAGCATTGTTAACAGCTAATTGTAATAAAGGTAAAGCCTCAACTTCAATTTCTAAACTTTTACCAGCAGTGTAAAATGTATTTGAATAGTTTTGATAAAATTGTGTTGTTCCGTAAGCAAATTTAGATAAATTTAAAAGTAAATCTTTTGTATTTGATTCAATTCCTCTAATTTCTAACTTACCATTTGGACTACCAGTGCCAATACCTACATTGTCATTTGTACCATTTATAAAAAAAGGCGTAGTTCCGTTTGTAATGTTATTAATTGAAAAACCAGCCGTTGCAACAATTGTATTGTTTTGAATTTGCCAAGTTGGTACGCCCGCGCGTTCTATTCTAATAAAAGGTGTTATTGAGTTTAAAGTTAACATTGCACTAGGACTTGAAGTTCCAATACCTACGTTTCCGCTTGAATCAATTCGCATTCTTTCAGCGTTATTTGTACCCAAGACTAATGGTTGTGTTGACCTTGTACCAACACCTAAAGGAACTGCTCCTGATGTATTTACTGTAGATATAGTACCCGTTGCAAATCCTAAGAAAGATACACTTAATCCTCCTAATCCTAAATTATTACCACTACCACTTATTAAAATGTTTTTTAAACCCGTTCCATTCCCAACTTGAAAAGCAGCACTTGGTATATTTGTTCCTATACCTACATTTGCGCCATTATCAAATATTTGGCTATTACCTATTGTATCAGCATCTAGCCACTTTGTCACATAGTTTGTTGTACCTGATCCGTCTACAGCACCACCACCAATTGGAATCTCTATAACATTACCTGAACTGTCTACTGCTAATTTTTGAGTAGCTGTTCCTGTGAATGAACCTGATCCGTAGTTGTTAAATTTAATTGCACCATTTGAAGCAATACGCATACGTTCGGTGTCATTTGTAAATAATGACATATTAGAACTTGAATCATAACCTATATACCCACTTTGAGAGTTTGTCGCTCCATTGTATGATAATTGTAAATAAGTAGTCGTTCCTGTAGCACCTTCTAATTTTAAAACTGTACCAATTCCTGTTTGGCCTAAAACGTGTAATGTTCTTGCAGGACTTGTAGTTCCAATTCCAACGTTACCACCGTTTTGATTAATTAATACAGAACCGCCCCCACCAATATTAGTTCCGTAACCGTCAGCATCAATAATTACTCTGTCTGTTGAACTTCTACCAATTAACGCAATATTTAAAGTATTAGCATTGTTTCTACCAGTTAAATTAAAAGAATTACTTAAATTAATATTTCCCGAAGACACATCAAGTTTTGCTCCAGGACTTGTCGTTCCAATCCCTAGATTTGTTCCATTGTCAAATATCTGACTATTACCTAACGTTGTAGATCCTGTGAATTTAGGCACGTAGTTCGTTGTGCCGCTTGCGTTTGCTTTCGAATTAAATGTTATCCAATCTGCTGAACTTAAAGCACCTCTGTTTATAGCCGATGCTGTCGGTAAATTGAATGTGTGTGTATTTACAGCGGAAGCAATATTAAAATCTGTACCAGCTGTACCCGTACTAAAATATTGTACTTGTTCGGTCAATCCATTTAAAGCGGTTAAACCTGTAGAGAATGTTGTAATAACTTCACTAAGGTGTCCATTTTGGGTATGCATTGTAATAGTTCTACCCGAGTGAGTTACATATACTCTAACAGCTAATCTATCAGTAGCCAGTAATGTAGTTGCGGGAACCGCTAAAGGTGTAAAATAAGCATCAATAGCTGTACCATTCGTTATACCTTCAGGTGCTGCTGAACTACTAGCTATTAAAGTAAAGACACCACCCGAAGAATATTTATATAATTCAACGTAGAAAGATGGAGAACCTCCACTAGAGCTTGCGCTAAAGTAAATTTCAAAGTTCCAATTTCCAGCTGGTATATTAAGTTGATTTGGTGAAGCCACATCTGTTAAGAATGAAGCTATATATCCATTTGCATTAATAGTAAAATCAGCAGCTGTGCCTGTGTTAGCAACTGGACTCATTTGATAATAGCCACCAACACTTGATGCTGTTCCTCCATTAAAATAGAATACTTGACTAGATCCACCTCCTCCTGGTGATTGAGGAGGAGTGATCCATTCTGTTTTAGTTCCTGTAGAAGATAGTACTTGACCAGCTGTTCCTGTAAACCCGAATGAGTCTATAAGGCCAGCTTGTGTTTCTATATCACTTTTAAATTTTTGGCTCATATTAAATTTGTATTAAATTACCCAACCTTTGTAACTAATACTCTAATTGGATTGGTTGGTGCAGTTGCAAATGTTACTGTAACTGTATTTACAGTTGGTCTAGATACGTCTGCGAAAATTGTTTCAAATGTAACTGTATCGTATAATTGTACATTTACATCCTTTGTATTTAAACTATGCGTTATTGTTGATGTAACAGATATTGTTGTAGCATAAGAAGTTGTTAGGGTACTTACTGTAGCAGTCCCATTAGAATAACTAACGGCAATCCCAGTCCCGGCGTTTACGTTACCAATACCTACTGTACTTAATGTAGCCAAATCAATGTTACTTTGAACTCTTGTCCAATCAGCTAAGACTGTAGGCGTGTCAATATTTGCAATTACAGAATCTCCAATTCTAAGTTGTTCCGTTCCAAAGAATAAACCATCAGCGGTTACTGTCCACATAAATCCTTTCTTAATAGTACCTGTTGGAGGAACATCTAAGTTTGGAGTATTTGTTGCTGCATTATATCCTCCTTGAAATATTAAAGAGCCTACTAATGATGAATCTACATAAGCTTTTACGGCTGCAGATGTTGGTAATGTTACATCATTATCATTACTTGCAATTCCTTCTGCTGCAGTAACTACCGCAACTGGATCCATCATAGAAAATTCTACCGCTCCTGAGGCTATTGTTGTAGCTATAGAAGTTGTACCTGTTCCAGTAACATCACCTGTTAATGTAATCGAAGCATTGGTAGCGTTTATTGTCAATGTGTTACCAACTAATGCTGTTGTTACATTTGTACCCCCGGCAAAAGTTATATTTGTTCCGGATGCCACATTTGTAGGTCCACCTGTTCCGCCTTGTATTGACCATACGTATGTACCTGGTATTGCAGAAACTGGTGACCAAGTGTTATCTCCTCGAAGATACACTGTACTATCTGGAGTTCCAGTTGCGCTAAGATCAGCCGTTAAAGTAGCTGCGCCTGTTTGTGTAGTATTAGGAGTTAGATTTATAAACGTACCATCTGTTGCTGCAAAGGAAGTTACTCCTGCTCCAACATCATTCCATAAGGCTCCATCATAAAGTCTTAATTTATTAGATACAGAATTATAGTATATCTGTCCTTCTACAGGTGCATATAATGTAGGATCCGTAGTTGCCGGTTGTATAACCGCATATTGTAATTGATTCGTAGTTAAATTTATACTACTTAAATATTGTATTGCCATAGTTAGTTCATATATGCCTTACCTGAAAACGGTGCGGTAAATGTTATTATTAAATTATTATTATCTACATATTCTACTGATCCAAAAACCTGTGTGTTATCATCGTTAACAATAGACACTGATGGAAATTTATCTAGGTCATGTTGCACATTCCATATTGACGCAGCAACTGCTTGAGTATATACAAAGTTCTTATCATTTCCACCTGGATCTATATCTGGATTAACAAATCCTGGATAAACCGCGATAGCATAAAACTTATCTTGTAGAATACTTCCATGCGCTCCTACTGATTCTATTACGATGTCCACAAAATTAGGCTGCCCCGAAACGGGTAATATGTTATTAAACTTATATATACCAAAGTTATTCAAATCATCACATTGTGCAATAATGATAGCCTGGTTAACTAATGTGTTTATATAGTCTATTATTAAATTACCAGAAGTAGCAAACTTGCTTAATCGTAATATTGTTATATTACTGAAAGGCGTACCCGTTCCACTTCCATTTATAAAACTAATTGATCCTTGCTTTCTACCTGGAGCAATTTGATTTTGGAAAAAGAAATTGTTTTGACCCGCAATAGCAATAGCACTTATCTCATTATAGAATTCGGCAATGCTAGCTATCTGAAAATTCTTAGTTACATTTTTCTTTTTACCGTTTACAACCTTAGTTGATGAACCTATAATAAGATCTGTAGCTAGTATGTCTGTATTCGTTTGGTAGCTATAGATTATTGCCATAAGTTAGGGATTAAATACAACCATTAATGTACCATCAGCTTTTCGATACACGTTATTTTCTTCTAGACCAGCTGTTAAAGCTGCGGCATTATCTGTATAAACCTGTAACCCAGAAAATCCTACTTCTTTCATTAGTGAATAGATTGAACCAATTGTAAAGTTCTTGGTTAAGTTACCGTCTTCTTTTATATCTGTACCCAACAATAGATCACTTGTTTCCGGTGATGCTACTGGGTATGCAATTATTCCTGCCATATATTATTGTTTTTATTTTAGTTATCTAATTGTTTTTTTGGTAACCCCGTGTTTATTGTAATTTATATTTTTGTTTGTGATTAAAATAAGTCAACCCAAACGGTTCCATTCCAACATTTTAATATATTTACTGATGAGTCATAAATTATTAATCCCGCAATAGGAGCTACAATAGAACTCGTACCTGTAACTCTTGGCGGTAAAAATCCTTTTGAACCATTATCTATTTGAAATGCGGCACTGTTGTCCGGTGTTGAAGTTCCAATATATACCTGTCCTCTTAAAAAAGTTTTTAATATTGAACTATTACCTAAAGTAACAGTATTTGAGCCTGCTCCAATAGCTTGATAACCTATTACAATTTGATTAGTTTGACTACTTGTTTGTGCTTTTGTTTCATGACCTATAAAAACAGAATTATTAACTGTTACATTATTAGTAGTGCTACTGTCTCTACCAGCGCTATTACCAACCCCAACATTATTACTACCGCTACCACCACCAAGTGCTTGTGTGCCAATAGCCACATTATAATTACCGATAGTATTTAAAAATAATGATGCAGCACCAACTGCTGTATTACCAAACCCTGTAGTATTTGATGAATTAACTGCTCTACCAATAGCTGTATTATCTGACCCTGTTGTATTTGAAGTTAGGGTAAACGTACCAATCGCTGTGTTGTTACTTGCGGCAGCATTAAATTTTAAAGCGCGATAACCAAATGCTGTATTTTGCGTACCTATTGTATTTGTTTGCAGAGCTTCTTCTCCTACTGCTGTATTATTTACACCCGTCCCAGCTCCTTTACCTACGGAAACATTATTAACTGTTAAATTAAAAGCTCCAAGATTAACCGATTGGGCAGCGCCTGTATAAGGAACATATCCTGCTAGCGCTAATGTATATTGCGGTATATTTAAAACACCAGTTAAATTATTATATGCTGCTGCTCCACTTGTTCCTGTAGTTGTTAAGGAGATAGCGGTTCTTGCTCTATTGTTTGTAAAATAAAGGTTTGCACCTTCTGCTACAAGACTTGTTGTGTAATCGCCAAATGTAGCAATAACATTTCCAGTTCTTCCAAATACTGAATTAACTAATCCACCTCCTGGTATTGTCCATGTCCTATTAGATGATAAATCCTGTGTAACACCATTAATCGTTATAGTTCTTGCTGTAGGTACATGAGTTGCAAATTGGTTTTGTAGATCTATTTGAGATAGTATGTCCCCTGTAATACTTCCCCACGGTCCAGCGACACCTTGAATACCTTGTATTCCTTGTACACCTTGTGGTCCAGTAGGTCCAGTCGCTCCGATTGCTCCGGTAGCACCAGCGGGTCCTTGTAAACCTTCAGCAGCTAATAAAGCCCAGTGTGTGGTGTCTAAATCGGGAGCTATTGTTCCTGAAGTAGCTAATATACAAAAATAGGAAGCTCCGTCATATCCGACTGCGTCATCCTCAATATAAGAATCGCCCGATACCCAAGATCCTTTCCATTCTAATCCAGCAGGCCCAACAGGACCAGGTACACCTTGAGGACCGGTATTACCCTGAACTCCTTGTATTCCCTGTGATCCAATAGATCCTTGAACTCCTTGAATACCTTGAGGTCCTTGAGGACCGACAGCTCCAGCTGGTATGGTACTTGCTACTAAATTAACAATACTACCTACCGTAAAATTTTTGGTTAAATGAGCTGAGCCTTCCTCTTTTATTTCTGTACCTAATAGTAAATCATCTATCTCTGGAGCTACTACGGGATATGCTACTATTCCTGCCATGTATATTTTATTTATTAATTAACAATTCCACTTGTCTAATGCAAGTTTCTTTCTAGTTGGTTCACCATTCGGTTTTTTCATTGCTCCTGGCATACCAGACATTCTAGCACAAAACGATTTTCTACGCTTTGCATCTTTGCTGCCCGGTTTTAACTCAGATGGTTTTTTAGTTACAGCTGTCTGTAATTTACTACCCGGGTTTTCTCTTCTATAACTTGCAACTCCTTTTGCATTCAATCCTCCTTTAGGATCTTTACCTTCCTTACGTGTCCAAGCCGCCGTCTTTTTTAACGGGCTATCCTTCTTAATCTTCTCGCCTTCCTTTAACATGCTTTCTGTAGGTTTTTTACCAGAACCCACATTAGCTCTAACATTATCCCATAATCCTCTTTGAGAAACACTACCGTCTTTTCTTTTTATCATTTCTTTCTTAGGCGGCGTTTGCCCAGATTTATTACTCATAACCCCTGACTTCTTAGCCGTAGGCTCAATTTTCTTTTTTGTTGGCATGCTATCTTGTTTTATATTTTTTACCACTTTCCGATTTAGTACCTAAACCATCGTTGCCTCTATTTTGCGCAGGTGATTCCCATCTCTGATTCTTGTGATCCCAGTCTTTACCCTTAGCTCCGCTTGGATCTGCTCTTCTCTTTCTCTGTGCATCTGCTTTCTTCGCTCTTCTGTCAGGGCTTTTTGCGTAAGCAAGATCTCTAGCTGCTTTTTTCTTTGCCGCTTCAGCGCTTAATTTTTGTGCCATATAAATAGATTTTAGTATACCTGTATCATTACGTATAAATACCAAAACATACATCGTAATATAATGCGACAATAGCCTACTACTATATAATATACCAGCTAATGTCACACTTTGTGCGGAATAAAAAATGTTATCAGATATATATAAGTAAGGTAGTTAAATATGTTATTAGATATATAGAAGTAAGGGGTTATATACCTATTTCAATACTTAAAGTTGAAAAGGAAAATGAATCTGATTTACACCACCCCCCGGTCTTTTATAAGTTTTGATGAAAAAGTTTTGCCTTTTGCTTTGAACTTCTGGGAATGATTGAGATATTACTATAGATATACTAGCTGTGCTGTGTGATGTGCTGATGTGGTCAGTGTATGTACGTTGTATGATGATGATATGATATGATGATGATGAGATGCAATGCAATAGCAATAGCGAGCGAGCGCAGCGAGCAACGCGTATAGCATACAGACTGGACACGAGTGATCATTGATAATATAAGTGTAAGTAAAATATTAAATGTGAGAGTATGACTTACAAAACGAATACGACGACTAATTGATAATATAAGTGTAACCAATAACAAATAACATTATGATACTAAAGATTAATAAGAATTTCCGAGTACAATTACATAGTGAGTTATCTAACTCCAATAAATTACAACATCCATATAGAATTATAGGGTCTAACCTCTTGATCGATTCGGAGGACATAGAATATGTTGAGAAGGTATTTAAAAGACTTTGTTTAAGATTCACAATAATAACCTAATACAGAACGAATACGACGTTTAAATGATAATAATAATGTAACTAATTAAATAAAATATATATGACAACTAAAGTAAAAAAAGTAAAAGTAGAAGAAGTAGTTTTAACAACTAAAAGTAATAAAGAATTATTACAAGAGGCTATCTCTAAACTAACACCTGAAGAGTTAGCTTTAATCTATCCACCAATCGAACGAGCAAACTTTGTAGTAAGAAAATCTTGGTATGGTCGTAATCAAACGATAACATTTGTCAACAACAAAAATCAAAAAGTAACTTACAAACATGACGAAGTACTAGATGTAATGTTGCCAAGACTATCAATAATGCCTTGTTGGATCAAACGTGAATATTGGTCACAATCAACTGATATGCCAAGTAATGTCAGACATCTAGCGACTGTAGAACAATTAGTATCGGCTGAATAAGCCGGTGCTATACACAGAACGAATACGACGAACAATTGATAATAAAAATATATGAGAACAAACAACAAACACAAGTACATTGCTCGCATTGCGAGAACGAGTACAACATTGGATCAATTTATTACTAACAAATTAAAACCTAAAAAAGATGAAAGAAGAAAATAAAGTAATTGGAATACTTGTATTATGTGGCGCATTATTAAGCATTGTAGCATTAACTATAACAAATGACTTAGAAGAGCCTAAAACAAGCCCAGAAGAGACCGGAGCAGTGTTTATTTGGAATGACGACCTAGAAGGAATACCTGCACACGGTCACATTGAAATTGATACGATAATAAATGACACAATATACCTGTCACCAGTAGAATAACACCCGATTAGGGTGTATAGCACACAGAGTGAACACGGTTCTTTTTTGATAATACCCTTGGCCTGGCTTTGAAATAGAGTCGGAAGAGTAGACTCCGCCCTACACGGTATTTAAAAAGTGTGACGTTAGCCTCTTATTATATTACTTAAGACCCTAATGTCGCACTTTTGGGAAATTGGGTCGCCAAGGTACTTTTTAACCTCATACTTTACCTATCGTGTATAGCATACAGAACGAACACGAGACCAAGTTGATAATATATGTGTAACAAACAAACAAACAAACAAAATGAAAACAAACAACAAATTATGTGTAAAACTTAAATCACCGAGTGGTGAGAAATTCGAAGTGATATTCGATACAAGTTATTACCCGGATTTAACCGAATTATTAGTAAAAAACGCACTTGAAGACCATAAAGTGATTAATTGGAAGTTAAAACGAGTGGTTTTCATTCCGTAAGTAGCTGAGAGACAGGTGATAATAACCTTAACTATATTTTTTCTTATAAATGAAGTATAACCTTTACAAGACGAATACGATTGGGTGTTGATAATAATAATGTAACTAAAAAATAATAATATGAGAGTAGTAGAAAGTAGAATAGAGTATTGGAGTGATGATTACGATAGACGAGTGTTAATCATTAAGGTGGCTAATACAATTGTGGGTATTGATTTCATGCAAGGTGATGAACCGTATGACTTTACGGGTAGGAATGGTGACCCGGCTATATTAGCGGTTTACAATGCGAGTCGAGTATATTTATCGGGTAATGATGACCTTGAATGTGTAAATCAAGCGATTAATATATGGTTTGATTTGAGTAATGAGAGAATTGACTTTAGATAATGAATATGTTGTCCGCTAAATTAACTAAAAAAAGTAATGATATGAAAGAGTATTTGATTAAAAGTTATCACGAAATATACGTTGATGACTATAATGAAGGCGAATTAGAGTTTGTTTCTGCTTATAATTTGTCCTCTCACGTTTATGCGGAAGACTTAAAAGAAGCAATTAAATGGTATTTTGAAAACTATTTGTATTACGATTTTAATTATGAGCAACTAGGTATTGACGATAATATTGAATACGTTTGGTACGACGTACTAGTTGATTACGAAAATGACAAACCTAAAGAATACCAACTTGAACGTTGGAAAAAAAGTGAACTTAAATTATATAATAACCATATACGAATTGAGTTATATGAAGTAAAACCGGTTAAAATACAAAGCCAACACGATTACTAAATGATAATAATAATGTAACTAAATACAAATAATATGAAATATATAACAATCTTAGATTTTAATTGGGGTAGAGTTTGGAAATTTACATACCCACAAGAAGTAATTGATGCAATAATTAATAAAGATAATTCTTTAGATGAAAGTGAAGCTTTTGAACAATGGATTGTTGAACTAGGCTTTAGCTTAAATGACATACATTATATGTTCCACTCTGATGACTTTCTTTATACCGAAGAAGATTTATAAACTTAATAAATAATTAATATGAAATTAAATTTAGCGAGACGAGAAGCGGTGATAATACAAGAAGCTTTAGATTGGTTGTATAAAGAATGTGAGGAAGTAATAACATACGATAAAAACCCAGAAACATTTGGAAAAGCATACTATAAAATGCGAATTATAGAAGACTTACAAGGTGAAATAATAAGTGAATTAAAAAATAAATAATATGAATTTAATTAATTACATACGTTATAAAAAAGAAATTTTAGGTATATTAAAATATTCTTTTGAGGAAGTCAAGGATTATAAATATTTAACAAAAACAGAGAAAAAAATTATTACAAACGAAAAAGATTTTTTTTTAATTAAAAGTATGTTATGAAAAGATTTTTGAAAACCTATTTAGCTTTCTTTATAGTATTACCACTGTTGTTTTGCATTATGCTATACTTAATTTGTTGTTTCGCTTCTTGGAGTATCATTGAATTAAATATTGATTGGAGACTTATTAGATTATATTTATCAATAGCTCTTGTATGCACATTTTTAATGACAGTAGATGAATAATAAAATAAATAATATGGAAGAATACAGCGATTGTTGTGGTGCATCAAGACATCACATATTTGATGAATTATGCGGTGATTGTTTAGAACACTGTTCATTTGATGAAGAATAATAACTAATAAAAATATAATTATGTATAATAAGATAACAACGGAATCGATCAATGCATTCCTAAACGGTAAAGACTATTACAAAGATAACATGTCCGTAACAAAGTTAGATGATGGCGTAACTTATATGCGTCTATGGGGTAACCCTATTGCAACGATGAAAGCAGACGGTACAATATCTATCTCTACTTGTGGTTGGCACACTAGAACGACGTTAATGCGTTTGAACGGTTTGCTATACGCACTTGGTTCCACATCACGATTACGAATGAAAAAGTTTGAACCTTTTTTAGAAACAAAACACGGTTTATTACCTTGGCATGATGGCTTTATAGTGAGATACAATCAGAACACGACACTATATTGATAATATAAATGTAACTAAAACAAACAATATGAATTTAATTAAACAATATAATAAGTACATAATAGACTTTAATTCTATTAATAATGGAATGCAAATAGTATTTAGATTTGATAATAACTATGGTTTATCTGTAGTAAGCCATTCATTTTCTTACGGTAATAAGCAAGAAAAATTTGAAATAGCAATTATAAAATTTAATTCTGAAGATGATGATGATTGGAATATTACGTATGACACACTTATAACAGATGATGTATTAGGTTACCAATCTAAAGGAGACACTTTAGATGTTATAAGAAAAACTATGGAACTTTAAAACTAAAACAAACAACATGAAAACAAACAAAAGATTTTTACGAAGATTATTTATTAAAATTAAATTTGAATTTTTAGAGGGTGCTCGCAATGCATCGTATGTAATTAATAACTTATAAAATATATAACTATGACTAGAATTAACGAATTAAACAAAACAGACTTTAGAGAATTTGTATCAGATATGATTGATACCGATGGCTTAGAATGGGCTCTAAATAGAGTATATGAAAATGCAACACTTTCTGAATCTATTGCATTCCACCGCACAAAACGTGGCCACGAATATTGGTCTAACATTTACCATAATGGTTATAAAGTTGAGATGACATTAAAAGAAATTGAAGAAAAATTAAATTTAACTCCCAATTCATTAAAGGTAATTCCATACTAATACAAAACAAACACGAATAACAATTGATAATATAAATGTAACTAATAAATAATATACTATGAATACAATTAAATTTTTATCTGGTAACAGATTATTACTAAACAAAGTACCATACAAAGGTTATACTGTTGGAAACTTACCACCATCATTTGCATTTATATACGATGCTGATAATGAAACTGAAGGCATCACATCATTTTTTAATCACAAAGGTTTAACTTATATAAAAGAATAGTCTATGACAATGCAAGAACTTATCGAATATCGATCAAACAAACGTAAGCAAAAATGTTTGCAGCACCATAAAACAATGGTTGCTATACACGGTTACTGTAAGCCTTTCAATCAAAGCGAATACAATAAAGTAGCCACTAAACAAAAAGCTAGCTTCACTAAAGGTAAAGGCTTTGCATTCAAGGGGTTATGGAATCATAACAATATTAATTTTAAAACAGTATAATATGAATGTAGTAAAAAGTTATGATGCAATTGTAGGTAAGTCATATTATATTGACCCTACATTAGAAACATACGGTAAAGTATTAAAATTTGAAAACGGCGGCATTTTTTTCGAATTAGAATCAGAAAACAACGGTTATTATATAACTGAACAAGACAATACAATAGGATTTCACGTAAGTAAACACATTGAATTTATAGAAAAAAACGATTAACTATGAGTAACAGAGACAAAGCAATGCTTGAGTGTGACAAATTTCACTTATGGCTACGAGATAAAGTACAAAATGTACATTATGCTAACAACGAAAAAATGGCAGAAGCATACGCTAGAGTTTATAAAAATATAATGTTACATACAAACTAAACACGGACAATAATTGATAATAATAATATATGACAGCACTACAAGACAAACTAAGAGACAAAGCATTTTCTAAAATAAGTAATATTACGGTAAAAATAAGAGATATAGAAAATGATAAAAAATATCATCTATCTATATTAGAAGATGAGCAACTAGACCTTATGATTAGAGGAGCAAAGAGAGATTTAGAGTTATGGAATTACATAGCTGAATTAGTAGAAAAAGATATTTAATAACAAACTAAAAATAAAATTATGGAATCAGTAAACAAAACATTTGAATTAAAAAAACAATTTATATTAACATCGCCGTCAAGTATATTTTCTACTGAAGATGTAATTAATATTTTACAATCATTAAAGCAGGAAGTATTACTTTTAATTGAAGAAGAAAAACCAGCGGAAGCTCCTGAATTAACAGCATTCAAACTAGATGTATTACAAGCATTCAGACATGAACTAGATGACAATCGTTATGGTGAATATGTTGATCAAGATTCAGCGGAATTTCAAATAAGCTACGACAATAGAGTTGAGCTATCAAACATTGATATAAATGTAGATGAATTAGAAAATGCTTTAGAGCGAGCATTTGAAAGAGTAGAAGCAGGTAACTAATAAATATATATACTATGAACTTAAGAAACTTATTAAAAGAAATTAATGATAACGGTGGTGTATCATACAATATTACAACAGGTGATTATAATCCTACTGATGGTTACATGGTATCATTACCAGGTTATGAAACAACACTATTTCCAGATGATCTTAGCGAACAAGTAATAAAAGATTATATTCTTAAGAACATAGAATTTTTAGCAAATAGTAGTGATTATTATCTTGGAGCATGGATTGAAAACAATAGAGTATACTTAGATATATCTGTAAAAATTAACGATCTATATGAAGCATGTTATTCAGGTATTGTTAATGAACAATTAGCAATCTATGATAATGCAAATGCGGTTGCTATACACTTGCCAATGCCTCAAAAGTCTGGTACGTTTACACAACAAGCAACATATAATAAAGAAGCAGCAAAAGCTATTGCAATAAATTATAATTATGTAGTAAATAAATAATAATATACACGGTGCATTATGAACGGTTCGAGTCCGTTAAAATAATTGGAGCATATATAAGTCTCGGTGTTATCGTGGGAAACAGCACGTAATGCTGAATCGACTCAGGTAGCAGTGAGTTCGTTAAATAAGAACTGTTAAAACGTTAGTTACTGGGGTTGCGTAAAGATAGACCGGAACGGATCCAAGGTTGCAACTGAAGCGTGCATATAAAGAAAATAACCGGTTTGCACACTAACAAAAGAACTAAGCGAGGGCTTTAAATAGCGTTAAGCGACCGACGGGTTTTGGGGTTCGATTCCCCTTTTAGTTCCAAATTAATAACATACAAAACAAACACGAATACTAATTGATAATAATAATGTAACTAAAAAAAATTAACTATGAATATATTTTATTTAGACAGAGATCCTGTTAAAGCAGCAGAACAACACTATAATAAGCATGTTGTTAAAATGGTATTAGAAGCAGCACAATTACTTTGTACAGCGCATCATCTATCCGGCAATCCAGATGATGTACCATATAAAAAGACACACATGAATCACCCATCAGCAGTATGGGTACGATCATCACGAGCTAATTACTTATGGTGTTATGAATATATGTTAGCATTAGGTTCTGAATACACACGTCGTTATAAAAAGCATCACTTAACTATTGCAAAGTGTCGTGAAGTATTATCTAAAGTACCACATGCTATACATGCTGAAGACTTTTGCGATCCACCACAATGTATGCCAGACGAATACAAAATGGCAGATGCAGTTGAAGGTTATAAAAAATATTACGAAATTGGTAAAGCTCACTTAAAAGATAAATAATATGAAACAAACACCAGTAGAATTTTTAGTTAAATTATTAAATAATCTTAATGATAATTTTAATTTAGTATTTAAAGATGAAATTGAACAAGCTAAAGAAATGGAAAAGCAACAACAAGGTTATAGTGAGGAAGATATGAAAAAATGTTGGGATGCTTGTTTAGATTTTAATAAACCCGCAGGATTTGATAACGGCATACCATTTAATGAATTTTTGAACAATTTAAAAACAAATAAGATATGAAAAACACAGCAGTTGAATGGTTAAAAGAAAAATGGTATTCAAATGAGCGTATAACAGATGAAACATTTGAAAAAGCCAAAGAAATGGAAAAGCAACAGATTGTTGATGCTTACCAACAAGGTTATAATACTGCTTACTTTAGAAATCCATTAAGTAAAGAACAATACTACAACGAAACATTTAAAAAATAAGATATGTTATTAAATATATTTGATTTAGTATGGTTAATTGTAGAATTATTAGCGAAATTAATTATAAAAATTATACAAAAATTTAAAAATAAATAAGATATGGAAAAAGAAGTAACAATAGATTATATGGGTGTTGAAATTATTGTAATAGGTGATTATTATGAACCAACTCCTCCTGTACAATATGATGCAGATTTTTTAGGCTATCCTGGTGATGGACCATATTTTGAAGCAAATGAAATATTTGTAAGTGATTCTAAAATAAACATTATAGAGATACTTATAAACTTACAATTAAATGAAATAGAAGATTTAGTATTAATTAAATTAGAAGAATAAATATGAAAGAAATAGATGAAACAAAAATAAACAGAATAGAAGTAATTAACCATGCAAATAACAACCTTACAATGGGTAGATTATTAACATTGTACCAAGATCTTGGTGACTTTAATAGTATTCAAATATCAATACAAGATAGTGGAAAAACTTTAAAAATATTTTTAGATTAATAAATTATGAGTACAACATTTGGAATACCAGTATATCCAGTAGATGATGCAATCTTACTAGATGAAGAAGGTGAATTACAACCATATATAAGCAAAAACTTTTTTAATGATATATTTTTTAGATCATTAAAAAATTCAAGATGGCTTAATGATTTTGCAAGTAAATTACCGGATGAAACAAAAGTATATGCGTTAGATAATTCACACCAAGGGATATATACAATAGGGGATATTAAAAAATTAATGAAAGAGATATGAAATTAAAATTAGAAACCCACACAGAAATAGTTACAACAGAGTTCCTTAATTCTGATGTAGATCTAGAGCAATTTTTCGATGCATTTAAGGGCATGCTAGTAGCTAACGGCTGGATGCCAATAACAATTGATCAGCATATAATTGAATTAGCAAACGAATTAAAAGAAAATGTTAACACGAAACCTTATTAACTTTTTAAAATTTACTATTACATGGATAGCCAGTAACTTGTCTATACCATTCTGGGTAGTAGGTCATGTACATTTAACTGTAAATATATATGAAGACATACACGAGATAATAGCTTCATTTGGAATGAATATAATTGTTGCTATAGGATTTATAATTGAATACAAAACAAATACGAACAATAAACGATAATATATATGAGACTAAACGTAAGACTAACACAAGAAGATATTAATAAAATAGCTGATACAGTTGTTGAAAAGATATTGCGTAAACAAATAGAATATGATTATGCTTATGATCAAGTTCATCAACAGAATTTAACATACGATATGGTATTACAACAAATGGTTGGTTTACAACTATTATTATCAGAGTATATAACAACAGAGGCTTATGAAAAAGCAGAGCTTACAAAAACAAAAATACAACAACTTAAAGTAATATTAGATAAATTAAAATGATAATTAAAATGCGACGATAGGTTGTTAATTAGTTATAGTAGCAGGCTAATGTCACACTTTTAAATTTAATATAATGCATGATGAAAGAAATATAGAATACTTAAATAAACGAAGAATATTATATAGACAAGATCCTGTTAATGATAAGTGTTCAGCAGAGTATGATTGGGGTTATTACTTTGAAAATGGAACTCGCGAATGCTATACATTATTTAACTCACGGGCTCAAATCAACACATATAAATCATTGAAATGGCATTTGTATGTATTATGGTATCTTAATCATTCAATGAGTCAGGACCAGTTTGAAACGCTTGCAAGATATGTATGTACAAGATCTAATGGATTTGTTACTTTTAATATATCAGAGCATGCTTTAGAAAATATATTATATGATGTTAGCATGGTTGATTTAGAAAAACCACCGCCAAACAAATTACGTAAGATTATATTTAAAGACAATACAGGTTTAACAACTTCTGAAAAACTATCAATTGTAGGACATATAATTGGTAAAAGTAAAAAAGTAACTGAATCTGATATATATGAAGCAATGCTTTACATGCATGATATATCGCAGAAGATAACAATAAAGAATATTGCAGAGCATTTTAAATGTTCAACAAGAACAATACATCGCAATATGAGTAATGAACTTAAAAAAGAAAAAGAATTATTAAATAAACAATTATGAAACAAGAAACACTTGAAGAAGCTAAATCAAATTATGCTGACATACATAATGAAGTATATGATATTCCTTGTGCTAATTTGCATATAAATAATAGAGAATTAATTGAAAACGCTATTGAATTTGGTACTAAATGGCAACAAGAACAAGACAATAATAAGTATAGTGAGGAAGAAGTTATTGATTCAATTAAATATACTATTGATAATTTTTTTAATGGTAAATTAGCTGGATTAAATTCAAAAGAAATATTTGAACAATTTAAAAAAAAATAAAGCATGGTAAAATCTTTAAAAATTGCATTACAATTAATTTGTATTCAATTAAAAAATACATTTGGTAGAGATTATTATCCTAACAACAACTATTAAATAAACAATTATGACGTTAACAGAACAATATAATGAATATGTAAAAGAATGTATAAAAGAAAGACCTGCATTTTCTGGACCTTATGAAGATTACTATTTAGAATTTGATGAATGGATTTATAATTATATGACAGAATTTACGGAGTGGATAATTAAAAATTGTAATCATTCAAAATTAAAATATTTAGATTATAAAGAACTATTAAAAATGTTTAAAAAGGAAAAAGGATTATGACGCCAATACATAAATTTAATAACGGAATAGGTGCAACACTTTGTAATGGATGTTATTATATAATAACAGAAGGTTTTACAGAAGATCTTTTATGCGAAGGCTGTAATAATGATTACGAAAGTTTTGCAACATACTATAACTATAAAGAATAAATATGAAAAGCTACAATTTACAAAATTACTTAAGA